GGGCGCTGAAGCCCCGTTCCGCCCAACCACATCCACCCAACACCGAAAGGCACACTGCCATGTCGAAACTGAAGATTCGCCCATACTACAAGTTCTCGCGCATCCGCTCCCACGTCACGGGGGTCAACTACACGCCCAAGCAGCTCGCGGCCTTCTACGGACTACCGATGAGCGCGGCGGTTGGCGCGGGCAAGAAGATTGCAGTCATCGAGCTCGGGGGCGGTTTTGACCAGGCGGTCCTGACAGCTTATTTCAAGTCGCTCGGCTATCCTGCGGTGGCACCGGTGGTGTTCCACTCGATCAGCGGAGCGACCAACCAGCCGGGCGATACGGCAGGCGACTACGTGGAGGTCATGCTCGACCTGTGCGTGGTCGGAGGCATGGCCCCCGGCGCGGCACTGCACTGCTACATGGCTCCCAATACGGACGACGGCTTCTTGGCGGCGATCCAGCAGGCCATCACGGACAAGATGGACTGCATCTCTATTTCGTGGGGCGGGCCGGAAGACGACTGGCCTTCTGCTTCGATCACGGCCTTCAACAACGCATTTCAGGCTGCCACGGCTGCCGGCATCACGGTCACCTGTGCGGCTGGCGACAACGGTTCGAGCGATGGTGAGACGGGCAAGCACGTGGACTTCCCGGCATCGTCACCCAACGTGGTCGGATGCGGCGGCACCAGCCTGCCATCGCTGTCCCCCAATTCCGAGGTCGTGTGGAACGACGGCAGCTCGGGCGGCGCGACTGGCGGAGGCGTGAGCGCGAAGTTCTCCCTGCCGAGTTACCAGGCGAAGGCCGGCGTTCCGGGCAACAAGATGCGCGGCGTCCCCGACGTCGCGGGCTGCGCGGATCCCAACACCGGCTGGGACATCGTCGTGGACTCGACGAGCGGGCCCACCGTGGTGGGTGGAACCAGCGCGGTTGCGCCCATGTGGGCGGCCATCGCGGCGTACCTGTCCGCGACCCTGGGCGCGAACGTCGGCAACCTATCGGCGGCTATCTACGCTCTGGCGGCCGGCGCCATGCGGGACATCACCTCGGGCAACAACGGGACCTACGTGGCTAAGTCTGGCTACGATTGCTGTACCGGCCTGGGCGTGCCCGTGGTGACCAAGCTGCTGGGCTCCCTGCAGCCGGTGCCCGTACCCACCCCGACGCCGCCCACTCCCACCCCAACGCCCACCCCGCCCACCACCCGGACCATCGTGGTGACCGGGACCGGGATCGGCGTGACGGTAGACGGCAAGTCCGTCTAAACCACTCCCGCCCCGTTGTGATAGGCTTCTCCCTGGAGGTTCCCATGGCAGACGAACGCAAGCGCGACTGCGACCAAGACGAGCACACGCCAAAGTTCCAGCCGCACCCGCCGCTCGACAAGGGCGAGGTGGCCGAGCCGAAGCACACCGAGGCAACGCCCCTCACCCCCATCATCCCCCTGGGGTCCTGATGGCAACGCCGCTGGCGCCGTTCAATCAAGAGGAATTTGCCCGCACGATGCAGGCGATCAAGGACGGGACGTCAGCGGCCGATTCTCCAGCCCGCCCTGCCTTCGACCCAGTCCAGCACCGGGAGGTGGTGGCAGAGTCCCAGCACGGCCGGAGAATCGAGCAGTTCAAGCAGGCCTTGGAGCGGGCGGGATTCGTGTACTGGCCGGCAAACACCATTCCGCCCGGCTGCGAGTCAACGAACCCATTCGAGCCGTCGCGGCCAATTCTCGAAGCCCAGTGGCGGAGGCCGGCGGACAGGAAATTGCCGAAGCGGCTGGCACTGACGGAAGCACAGGTCGCGGCCTGGTTCAGCGGGCCGGAGGAGTTTTGGCGATGGATCAAGGACATGTCCCAACAGGAGCAGATCCGACAACACCGGATGGAGAACCAGCGGACGATTCGGTCGTTCGTGCCCCGGTAGCGCGGGTCCTGCGGGTCCTCGCCAATACCATGCCGGATCCGACCGTGACCAGCATGGAAGGCGTTCCGGTGGAACTTGACGCTCAGGTGGCGGCCCTGCGGCCGAGCTGGTGGAACCGGATTTGGGTACGGGCCTTGAGCGCGGCTATCATCCCAGAGGCTACCGGTGGTAAGGTAGAGCTATGAGCTATCAACGCTGCGGAGGCCCACCCATCTCTCTGGATGGATACGTTCCAACCACGCAAAAGGCGGCAGCGAACGGTGTGGCGACGCTCGGTTCCGACAGCAAGGTTCCCTCAAGTCAGCTCGACGTGGTTTCGCTCGCGACGAAGGGGGATATCGCCGTCGAGACGGCGACGGGACTTGTCGCCCAGCACGTGAGCGGAACCGATGGCAACGTTCTCACCGAGGATTCGACCTCGCCGACGGGACTTTCGTACAAGCCGCAGTCCGCGGTTGCGATCCCTCCCTATGCCGATCCGGGCATGGATGCGAGCACGCTGGCCTATATGAAGTGGAACGATCTATGGAACGGGACCAACTACAAGAACGAGGTCACGGGGACACTCGACTTTTCAGCCGCACGGGGAACCCCGATCTGTGCGTGCGTGGGGCCGCAAGGGCAACCTGGCATTACGGGCGGACTGGGCGGCAGCGTCTTTTTACCCGGCAGCACAACCGACATCGGTATTGCGTCCGCAGCCGGGGCATTTGAACCTGCCGGGAATCTGCTGACCGTTTCGGTATGGGTGAAAATCATCGTCTACAAGCGGGCGACGGGTTCGTGCCGCATCATTCATAAACCCTATGCGCCGAGCGCGTGGAACGCCCCCTTTCAGATTGTCGCGCTCTACATGAACGCAGCCGGCGGACTGTACTTCAGCGTCTATACGTCGGGTGCCAGCTACGTGGCTGTGGGTGTTGGGTCGGCAATGATTGTGCCGACGGGCGAGTGGTGTCTGCTGTCGGGTGTCTACGATGGCGCCTTCGTGCATCTTTACTGCAACGGGTTGGAGGTCGGGACTGCGCTGGCGCAAACCGGGAACATCGGGTGGCGTGCCGGTGGGACTTCGCCCTGGATTTTTGGAGAGCCCACGGCACTCACGGGCGAGGGCGGCGACCTCTACCAGGGGCCCTCTTGGATCGAATCTGTGGCGCGTTCGGCGGCATACCTTAAGGCGCTCTACAACAAGGGAGCGAAGCGGTACTGATGACGCATCCTTCTTTGCTCGCGCGTGAGTCGGCCGTGAAACCCGGGCGGGTGCTGACCATCTCCGATCCGCAATACGCGACCTCGAATGACCCGTCGATTTTTGCGGACCAGATTACCTGGGCCATCGCTCAAAGCCCGGACCTTGTGCTGCTTCTCGGCGACCTAGTCGACGACAACGTGACCGGCCTGTATCTGCCCAACTGGCCTGTCGTGCAAACGCAGCTGGGGCGCTTGACTGCCGCCGGCATCAAGTGGGCTGCGGTGCCCGGCAACCATGACTACTTGCCGATCCTGACTCGCACAACCCTCATCAACACCTACGTACAGCTTTCATCGTGGCTCACGCCCATGACCGCGGGTCACGTCGAAAACACCTGGGGTTTGGTGACTCTGGCGGGGCGCGAGTGGCTGGTGGTTTGCCTCGAGTGGTTGCCGCGCGATGCGGTTGTCACGTGGGCGGCGGGCATCATCGACGCGCACCCGGGTATGCCGGTCATGCTGGTGACGCATTGCTGGCTTAACTGGGACGGCACGCAGGAAACGGCCGCGACGGCCATCGGGTCGGTGCTGGAAACCACACCGACCGAAGGGCATAGCGCTGGCGCTGAACTGTGGGCCAACCTGGCCAGCGCGCGCAGTGCTGTGCGCATCGTGCTCTGTGGCCACGTCGACGCAGATTATGACGGCGCGCAGATTGTCCGGCATCGCACGAATACGCGCGGAGACGGCACCGTGTGCCACCAGATTGAGTGCAACTATCAGTATCAGGTGCCGTACGGTGGAGGTTGGGTGTCTGACCTACGCTTCGACGAGGCCAACCAAAACCTTTCGTACGAGGCTTACTCGCCGTATTACGGTCAAGTCCGCTACCGGTCGCAGGACCGCTTTGCCTTGGTGATGCCATGAGCCAGACTGCCAACGTGCAAGTGAGGATTCCGCTCGCTGCGGACGTGAAGAAATATTTCTGCGACAACGCCGTCGTTGGTGAAACCCAGAGGTTCCGGCAGATCAACAGATGGGAATCCCACTATAACTGCCTTCAGTACGCCCACCTTCAGTTCGACTGGTGGGGCCAGAACGCCGACGCAGCTGAGACAGTAAGCCCCAACGTCCAGGTCCCTTTTGGCTGGAGTCAACCGGCGCTCAACCTACTGGCCCGCCAGAAGCGTCCTACGGCGCCGTACAACCTGGCGAAAGCGATCGTCGACCGCTTCACCGGCCTGCTGTTCAGCGATGCGCGCAAGCCCGATGTCGAGGTCGAGGGCGACCCGGACACCGACGACTTTCTCCACGCGTGCATGGAGCAGATGCGCTTCTGGGCGCGGTGGCGCGAGGCCCGAGCCGTTGGTGGGGCGTGCGGTTCGGTGATGGTAACCCTGCACCTGAAGCGCGGTCGCTTCGTGATGCAGGTCCACAACCCGAAGCACGTCCAGATCCTCTGGAAGGATCGCCGCGCGCTCGAACCGCTGGCGGCACTCATCATCTACCGCTACCCGCAGGAGGAGTTCTCGACCGACCCCAAGACTGGCGAGGTCACCACTCGGTTGGTGGAGTACCTCTACCGGAGGATCATCACCGACCAGGACGACACCGTGTACAAGCCGGTGAAGCTGGAGCCGGCGGCGAACCTCGCCTGGCAAATCGAGTCGACGGCCGAGCACGGCCTGCGCGTGTTCCCGGGCGTGTGGATTCAGAACAAGCCGGTCATTGAGCAAGAGGACGGCGACCCCGACTGCCAGGGCGCTTGGCAATCGTTTGACACGATCGACCGGCTACTCTCGCAGATGAACAAGGCGCTACTCCTCAACCTCGACCCGACGCTGGTGCTCAAGATCGACCCGAAGGAACTGCTGGCCATGGGCGGGTCGGTACGGAAGGGCAGCGACAACGCCCTCTACGTCGGCAGCCAGGGCGACGCCAAATACCTGGAGATGATCGCGAGCGGTGTGGAAGCCGGGCACAAGCTGGTCGACCGGCTGAAGCAGAACATCTTGGACGTTACCCGTTGCGTGCTGGCCGACCCCGAGAAGCTGTCGGGCGCCGCCCAGTCGGCGAAGGCGATGGAGTACATCTACGCGCCCATGCTCGAACAGGCCGACGAGTTCCGATCGCAGTGGGGCGACTGCGGGGTGATCCCCATCCTGCGCCTGGCTGAGATGATGGCGCGGAAGTTCCACGGCGTCGAATCCCAGCAGGGCGACAAGACGGTTGTCCTGGAGATCGACCTCCCGAAGCGCGCCGACGGTTCGCCGCGGGTGCTCGGGCCAGGCGGATGGATCCGGCTCAAGTGGGGCGCGTACTTCTCGCCCACTGAGAACGACAAGAACATGCAGGTCACGACGATCCTGTCGGCAAAGACCGGCGAGCTGATCGACGGCGATACGGCCGTCAACGCCGCCGCGCCCATCTTCGGGGTGCAGGACGCGAATGCAATGATCGCCAAGATCGAAAAGCAGAAGGCCGACGAAGCGGCCAGCATGTTCGATGACCTGAACACGCCGCCACCGCCAGGAGCTGACAAGAACGAGGCGCCGAACCAGCCGGCCGGGCAGGGGGGTAAGCCTTGAGAGACTTTAGCGATTGGGCGAAACGTAAACAGCGCAAGCGACTCGCGATGCGTGCAGCGCCAGGGCTGGTTCCGGTTGAGGTTGATGTTCATACCGCGCGCGGTGTGATCCGCGCGATTCGGTATCATCGCGCCGAAGATGCCAAGAAGATGATCGCCGAAGGCAAGGCGCGAGAGATCAAAGAGATGGGAAAAGGCGGGAGTGCCCCGCCTCCCATCTCAGTCACTCGTTCGCCACCATTACCGGATTATCCTCACGGGAAGTACCAAACATCAGTGCTAGCGCAAGAAAAGGTCGAGTGGAAAACTTCGGCAGGGCTACCAGTGCAGGTCTCTGTAAGCCTACGGAAAGAAGAACAAGATTATGCCGGGACCGGAAAATTCAAGCTGGCCAAGGATGGATATTCAACCGATCTACATGTCTCTCTAGGCGGAAAAGAAGAGGAGGGCGGTTCAGCGATCAACCTGCGACCGCTAAAGAACAATCCGCAAGGAGCTGTCGCAAGTCTTGGTCGTATCGGAGTGAGCAAGGACAACTACGCCAGACTCAAGACGGCAATCGCCAAGGTGGAATCTCATCCGGAATTCCAGGCGTATCAAAAGCGAGTGGAGAAGAGTAGGCAGGAAGACGACGCGCACGCACAGCATGTGAAGGACGTAACCAATATGATGACGGTTGGAGGTCGATCGACGTGATTAGGATTGCCATCGATTTCGACAAGACTCTCTCCGACGGTCCACCTCTGCGCCTGCGCCCAGGCGCGGCCGAGGCCATGCGCGCGTTCAAGGTTTCCGGCCATCACTTGACTCTGCACTCTGCGCGCTCCACGCCCGATGGAGCCGCACCGGTGCTCGAAGACGAGGCTGGGCGTTTCTGGCAGTACGGCGAGGTGCCGTCACGGACCCGGTTCCAGTGGCAACTCTTCGAGGAAATGCGGACATTCCTGAAGGCGGTCGGGGTCTGGGAGATGTTCGACGAGATATGGACAAGCCCGGGTAAGCCGCTGGTGGACGCCTTCATTGAAGACCTTTCTCTGCCGCCCGACTGGGCGATCTTGAAACGGCAATTCGGATAGGATGACCAAGATGCCGACCGAATTCCCCCCCGCCCCATGTAGTTCGACGCCGCATCCTAAGTTCTTGGATGAGGAATTGACCCGATCATTACCGACGCTCGACAACCGAACACGGCGGCTGTTGATCGAAGCGGCTCGCGCGGATATCGAGAGGGCTCATGAGAGCGAGGAGGACCACAATGTCTGATGGACCACTTGAGGAATGCCGAGCACACGGAGTGCCAAACCTGAGGTTCGTGCGCAACAACGTCTACCGCTCGGGGCAGCCGACGGTAGAGGGTTGGGATTACCTGCGCACGCTGTTCGACGGCAAACGCGTGCGGGTCTTGAAGCTGAACTTCGACGACGAGGGTAGCGACGAGCCGGCGCGCGCGATGGGGTGGGATGTGCGCGAGCTTGGCATTGAACCGCGGACCGACCCAAACGGCCTGATTCCTGCTGTCGAAGAAGTTTTCGAGAAACCAGACCCGAGCGTCTGGGCGGAAATCGAACAGCAGATCTTGCTGATGGACACCACCGGCGAAACCTATCTCATCCACTGCGTGAACGGTCACGACAGGACCGGGCTCGCGTGCGGCCATGTACGCGTGCTCCTCGACAAATGGACGAAGGCATTAGCCTACAGCGAGATGGTCGCTTTAGGCTTTCATCCTGAACTGGCCGGACTCGACCGGCAGTGGGCGGATTTGCGGGCTCCAGGAGGGTCAACAAATGGCTGATTTCTCTTCGTGGGCACAACGCCGCACAGGCCGCGGGCAACGACCGGCGGAAGAACCGCGCCAGGTACAGCAGCAGGCGGCCCCCGCGGTATTGCCCATACCTCCCGCCGGCTATGCGTGGGGGTTCCAGAACGGCAACTACATCCTCGTGCCGCTGACTCCGCAGCAGGCCGCGCCTGCGCCATCCACCTTCGTGCCGCCGCCGCGCCAACCCTCGGGAGTGCGGCCGTTCGTGCCCCAACCGATCACAAGCCAGTTCGCTCCCGGCCACGCCACCGCGCGAGTCGAAACCTGCGTGCTGGTCAAGCCAGCGGACAAAGACCCCTACGCCGAGCTACTGGCCGGCCTGCCCGACCTCGTGCCGGAAGGTGGCGGCTACGACGCCATGGCGGGCAACCCTTCGCCCCTGACGATTCAGGAGGCGGGAAACTGTTCGGAGTTCGCGACCAGCCAAGACGGCCAGGCAATGCGGGCCTTCCCTGAAGGCGCCGTGCTGGCCCGCGGGTCGACACCGCTGAAGGGAGCGGGGGGCTGATGCCACGCAAGCTCGAAGCATGGGCCCGTCGCAAGGTGAAGGCCTCGCGCCACCAGGCCGCCAAGGCGAAGACCGACAGCGACGTCGTGGCCACCATCCAGCGCGAGGCCAAAGCGGCTGGGGCCACGCTCGCGCACGAGGGAAAAGGTGGACTCGATTCCAACCTCGTGCTGCAGCGGATGAGGGCGGCGAAGTATCGCTGTTCCAACCCGTACTGCCCGACGCCCAAGGAGGATTTGGACTGTGACCATTCCTCTGGCCACCCCAAGGAAATCTTCGAGAGCCTGAAGTCCTGGCAGAACCCGAAGCTGCGCGCCGCCGCAACGAAGGCCGACGGGCCGAAGGACGATCGCTTCGTCTCGATTCTGTGCGCCAAGTGCCACGACGTTTGCCATCAGCGCGAGCGGGCTATCGAGAACGGCAAGACGCCGCCGCCAATGCGAGGGACCGGCAAGAAAGACGAGTAGCCGGTGCCCTCATCTATCGTTGCCCAGGTGATAAATCTCCACCGCGCTCAGTTGCAAGGCGTGATCGAGCTGGGCGGCGTCCGCAAAGTGAGCTCCCTCTACGAGACCGTGCGGGCCGAGCTCGAAGCTGAGCTGGCGGGCCTGCGGCGGGCGGGCAAGGACCAGAGCTTCACGGCGTTCCACTTGCGCCAGGTGCTGCTGCAGGTGCGCGATGGCCTGAAGGTCTTCCAGTCTGGCCTGGCCACCCAGCTTGACAACAACGGTCTCGCCACCGCGACGCTCGCCCAGCGGCATGTTGTTTCAGCAATCAAGGCATTCGAGAAACGGTTCTCCGGGGCTGAGCCCGTGCTGCGGCTCGAAGAGGCCGGCGTGTTCGCGCGGGTGTACCGTGGAATCGAGCCAACGTTGCTGATGAGATATCACAAGCTGGTCGGCAACTACCCGATGCCGACGATCGAGCGGGTGCGGAACCAGCTCGCGCTCTCGATGATCAGGGGGGACAGCGTCGACCAGACCGTGAACCGCATCGCCGCGAAGGGCGGGATCTTCGACCACGAGCGGTACAGGGCAGAGCGAATTGTTCGGACCGAAGGTGCGTATGCCTATGGCGTCACGAACCAGCGCAGCCTGCACGAGGTAGCGCACGAGGTGCCTGGACTCATGAAGCGGCTAGTCGCCACGTTCGACCAACGCACCGGGGACGATTCGAAGCAGCTGAATGGGCAAACGGTTCCGTTCGATCATCCCTTCGTCTGGATGAAGCCGGTCAAGGGTGGCGGCGTCGAGCGCGTGGAGTACCTCCAGCCCCCGAACAGAAGTAACGATCGTGAGGTCTCCATCCCCTGGCGGGCCGACTATCACGGCGCCCCCGCGCATTCTGGCCCGGTCGACCCTCGAATGCCGCGCGGGCTGTAGCCCAGACGTATCGCGTCGGGCCGAAAACTGTTCTGGCGTAAAACGGCCAGAAGTGATCAACAATACGTGTGTCCAGGGATTCACCCAAAGGACACACAAAGGAGACCTGGAGATGGCTACCCGAACCATGCCCGATCTGTGGTCATCTGGAAAAGTAAGCAACTCCAAACGCACAATGAGGAAGCCATGAGATTCTGGAAGACAAGACCACGCGCGCAGCAAGTCACCCCGGAGCAGGTCACCCGCATCGAGGAGGCTCTAGCTAGGCTGGAGAACTCGGTCGAGCGGATGCAGACGAGGGCAATGTGGACGTTGCCGACCGAACGGTCCAAGCCGGTCGGCGAGCCGACGTACAAGGTTCCAGCCAGCCAGACCTTCGCCGCAGAGATTCGCGAAGCACGCGAAGCCCGCAACGATGGCGACGAAATGCTTCAGCGCTCCCTGGCTGCTCGCCACCATGCCCCGCCTTCGCAGGCCGACGTCTGGACGGTGCTCATCCAGTTCTTCCCCCAGATCAAAGCCTACGTGGACGCCAAGGTGCAGGACTTCCAGGGCGCCGCTCTTCAGGCATTCATCACCGAACGTACGTACGAGAAGGACGACGACTAGGTTACCCCGTAGCCTACGTGTCACTTATTACGCAGCCCGCCCTCGAAAGTGGGTGGGCCGTTCTCATTTTAGGGTTTTCCGCAGCTCCCTGACCGCGTGGAAGTAGTGCTGGTGACCGCAGTTGACCGACATCCCCACGGCCGCCGCAGCCTGGGCGACGTCTCCGGTGGCGAGGTACGCCCGCATAAATTGCCTCCGCTTGGGTGACAGATGATCGATGGCTCGGGCAAGGTCGACCCTGTCCGTGCTCACGGATGTCTCCCCAGACAGTTCGCGAGCTCGAAGTAGAGGAACCTCGTCGTAGAAAATCCCGCGCGACCATTCCAGCCGGCTACCGGGCCTGGCCGCTCGAAGAGCTTCCAGGATCGCCCACCGCATGCGCTGGAGGACGTAGGCCCCAAGGGACACCTGGCGGGCCGGGTCGAACGACCGAAGCGACGTGACCAAGCTCACCATGCCTTCCGCCACCATGTCGTCCACGAGATGTGGCGGAGCGACCTGGCGGGCGATAAAGCGGGCTTGCCGGCGGTAGAACGCGTATTCGACGCTGGTCAGTCCACCCTTCGGCATCTTGGGCCGAGGGTATCACGGGCGCCGCGACCCAAGGCTACCGAAGCCGGTGGTTCGGCCCGGTCGAGAGGTAGCCCCAGAGTCCGAAGTAGCTCATCAGCCACCCGACGGTGACGAGGGCCAAAACGACGATGATAATTGTCTTGATCCTGCCATCCATGGGGACGTAGGAGAGGACCACACCGGCGAGAATCAGCACCAACACCAGACCAATGATCGACATGAGGTCACCTTGCTTTCACTGCGCAGCCTAGCACACGCGCTAAGGCTGCTTACCCTCCGCATCCCGCTTCGCAATCTGCTGAGCTATGAACGCGGCGGTGCCTTTGTGGATCGCCAGGCCTCCAATTGCTCTGTCGATTGCTTGACGGCTGATCCCGAGTAGATGCGCCGATTGGTAAATGCCGTGCTTTATCCGCATGGCGATGATCCGGGCGCGATGCTCATCTGGTAGCGTCGTCGTGCTCGTGAGTTTCATACCTAGAAGCTAAGCACTAGCGCGCGGGTATGTCAAACGATGGGCACGCAGGCTATCCCAGCGCAACGCAGAGTTATGACAGAATCTTCGGCATGGCAGGCAAAGACCAGCCCGGTCGACTCCCCCCCGCGGTGAACAGTGTCCTTTTGCCCGAGGGAATCGAGCGGGAAGTACGGACGCCCGATGTCGGAAGCTACGCCAAGGAAGCTCGGATTGCCAGCGGCGGTCTCGATGACGACCCGACTGACTCTGGCGCGCCGGTGAAGAATCGCCACAGCTACGCCAATCTCAAAGGAGGACGCTGATGCCATCGCCCAGGGAAATCGCTCTGAAGGTCAACGAGTCCAGCTTGTTCGCCGATGGCGAAGCTGGCTACGACAGCGAAGCAGGCTGCCCGACAGCCGACGCCGGCAAGCGTCCTGCTCCCGACTACGGCGCCCACGCCGTCAACCCGCCGACGCCACCGGCGCCGTGCAAGAATCTCAAGAAGGGGTAGCCCATGGCCGACGTCCAACACGATTACGCGAACTGGGCCGCCCGCAAGGCCGGCAAGACTGGCCCCGGTGGCGACGATGGTGCGCTTCCCGAAGACGTCCAAGCCGACGACGGCGATCAGACCGACGGCGAGCCCCCGCCCCCCGCGCACGAGTGCGTGAGTCACGCCGCCGAGGAGCTGTGCGAGGCAATCGAGATGCTTGAGAAGGCCAAGGGCCAGGTCGAGGACGCCGACGCCATCCAGAAGACCATCGACGACCTGACCGTTCAGCAGCAAGACCTCACCGAGCAGGCGAAGGAGCTGGAGGAAGCGGCGGGCGACGAGGAAGACGAAGACGAGGAAGACGACGAAACCGAAGGCGACCAGAAGCAAGCCGAGCGCGGCTGCGTCTGCGGTTGCGACGGTTGCGAATGCGGCTGCGACCGCGGCGCCACGTGCGTATGCGGAAGCGGCAAGTGCGAGTACGCGAAGTAGGAGGGCATCATGGCTACCGACGAGAGCACTGGCAAAGGCGAACCGAAGGATCCCCTGGACGAGTACGACCGCACGCACGGCAAGCCCGACAACGGCCTGCCCAAGATGAGCGAGGACGAGGCCTGGGGCACTCGCGTAAACCCGGTTAGAGAGACTCCGCTCGCCGGCACCGGCCTGAAGCAGATGGGGTAACGTGGCCCAGTCGGTCACCATCTGGCACAGCGGATCCGTGACGGGGCAGCCAACGCCCGTCCCCGGCGGACCTTCGCTGTCCGACATGCTCAATACGTCCTTCAACGGGACCTACGCGGCCTCGAAGGCGACGCGGCTGAGCGTTGTCGGCGCGACTGACCTTGTGCCCTATGCGGTGTCGTTCGATTCAATCACCAAGGGGCGCTTTCTTGGTCTGCGGGTCATCAACGGCTCGTCGATCAAGGTTCTCATCACCAGCCCATCCGGCACCGACCAGGCCATCAAGGTCAGTTCGTTGCTGCTCTGGCATTCCCCCAACTCGGGAGACGAGATCACTGCGATCAATCTCGTCGGCACCGCGGACATCGAACTTTTGATCGCTGGCGATGTTTCCTGACCCTGGAGGTTTCCTTCATGACCACTTCTTCCCTGCAATCCGTTATTGATTCCGGCAACATCAACCAGCTCGGCGACGCGTCCGTCAAGCTCGGGCTCGGCACCTTGCTCGCCTACGCAGCCTCGAAGATGGGTTTCACCGAGACCGGCATCGCCGTGACGTCAAACGTCTCGACCCTGGCGAACGCCCCGACCTCGGCTGGCCTCTTCCAATGCGTGGTTGCCTCCGTTTCCGGCGGCTCGGCGACGGGTGTGAAGAAGCTCCGCCGCGGTCCGATCAGCGGTCCCGGCGCACTCGTTCCCGCGGCCGGTGAATGCGTGTGGGACGGTGGCAAGAAGGTTCTCTTCGCCGCTGCCGATCTCGCCCTCACCGCCAGCTTCACCTACGCAGTCTCGACCGACCTCGCTTCGAGCTTGCTGGCCGATCTTCCTTCCGGTCAGGCCACCCTCTGATTTCACGGCCTTCTCTGGAGGCTGTCCCGACACAAAACCCGCAGACTCTCTGCAACGCCACCACCGGGCGGTTAACCGGCGAGTACAGGAGACGTCATGGCAGACCAACTACCCCTCAACACTCCCGATCCGAACGCCGACCCATCGGCACAGGGAACGACTGTCGTAACACCGCCAGCCGCCCCACCGGCTCAGGCAGCTGCGCCGAAGCCCAAGAAGCAGGGGCAGCAACAGCAGGGGAAGCGCAAGGGCATCATCGAGATTCCCGAGGCCGCGTTCAAGGCCCGGGTCCAGCGAGAAGCGGCGGCCGAGATTCGTCGGCGTACCGGGGTCACGATTGAGGAAGCCGAAAGACTCATCAAGGCCGGCGGCACAGTGGCGGCAGGTGGCGGCAAGACGGCGGCTACCAACACCGCTGACGCGGCCGTTGCTCAACTGCGAGCCGAAAACGAGAGGCTGCGTAAGAGCAACGAGAAGCTGACTCGCGAAGGCGGGCAGGCAGTCAAGAAGCTCGAAAAGCGGCTGCGCAATGCCAACGACGCCCGCGTGGAGGCCGAGCTCAGGGCCGAGGCGCGCATCGCTGGCATCACGGATCCAGACTACGCGGTCACGCTGTTCGCCCGTGCGGTAGGCAAAGATGCGACTCTTCAGCCGGAGACCTTCTTTGGCAAGCTGAAGGAAACGCACCCGGTTCTATTCGCGACTGCCGCCGCCCCAGCGGCGCCCCCGCCCAAGACAGTCGTTGCGCCCACCACGACCCCGCCCGAGTCGACTGCTACCGGCGAAGTGAAGCCGAAGCCTGCCACTGCGGGCGAGCCAACGGTGGATAGAAACGCCGAAGAAGACAGTCCCCAGGAATTCGCCGCCCGGCAAAGGAGCTACGGCTATGTTCCTGGCATGTAGTGAAAGGTTCAGGATTTGATCCCTTGGTTGGACAGAGCGCGCCAGGGGATCCAATTGACGAATGCGTCGATATGTGAGATCCCTTGATCGTGCGCTCGCCCCAAGGAAATAGGAGCTGACCCATGGCAAACTTCCCCGACGGTTCAATCGTCAACACCAGTTTCAACGCTGGCGTCGTCTCGGCCATTCAGGACCGGACGCTGCAACGGACATTCCGCGACCCTCTGTTCCCGCGCCTGCTCTTCCGGCTGGAGGCCGTGGCGGAGCTGTGGCCGGTGAACCTGGGAGCGAATCAGACGTTCACCCGGGCGGGCCTCATCGCACCAACCACGCGTCCGATCAATCCGAACGCGGAAGTGCCGACGGTCCAGTACCCGATCGAACAGTGGGAAGCGACGGCGCAGCAGTACGGACGCTCAATCGACACCCACATGCCGACCAGCTACGTGACGCTGGCCTCTCAGTATTTGCGCAACATGCATCAGCTCGGTGTCCACGCTGGGCAGAGCATCAACCGCGGTGTGCGCGACAAGCTGTACAACTGCTACGTCGCGGGCAACACCGTGGCCAATGGCGCCTACGGTCCTGGGACCGCGATGCCGGTGAAGAACCTCGCGGGATTCACCCGCAAGCTGTTCAATGGCCGCCCGACCATCGTCAGCGCATCCAACCCGCTGTCGATCACAGTCAACGGAGTGGCCTATACCTGCACTGGCTTCACTTCCGATATCGCGGGAGATGAGATCCACAGCGGTACCCTGACCCTCACGGCGAACGTGACCACGCTCGACCGCCAGGCAGTGCTCGCGGTCAACCGCTCGCAGATTGTCTACTCGGGCGGCGGCACGCGCGTCGATGACGTCGCGTCGACCGACCAGTTCCGGATGGCCGACATCCGGGCCCAGATCGCCCAGCTGCAGTTCGACAACGTGCCGACCCACGAGGACGGGACGTACCACTATCACCTCGACCCGATCTCGCAGTCGCAGATCTTCGGCGACAACGAGTTTCAGCGGCTGAACCAGTCGATGCCCGATTACATCCACTATCGCAAGTTCGCCATCGCGTTCTTGCTGGGCGCGACCGTCTATCGCAACAACGAGTGCCCGACGACCGCGACGGTCAACGAAGACCCGGTGGACGGCTTCACGACCGCGTTCGAGACCACCAACCCGGCGGGCGTGGTTCTTCACCGCCCGATCGTCACCGGCCAGGGCGCCATTGAAGAGAAGTTCCTCGACGAGTCGAAGTACATCTCTGAATCCGGCGTGCAGGGCAAGATCGGCGAGTTCTCGGTCGTCAACGGCGGCATGCAGATCCTCACCGAGCGTATCCGCCTCATCCTCCGCGCCCCGATGGATCGCCTCCAGCAGACGACCTCGGCCGCGTGGTCGTTCTCAGGCGACTGGGCGATCCCGACCGACGCGACGGCGACCAGCAGCCCGGCGACCTACAAGCGCGCCAGCGTGTGTGTCCACGGAAGTTGATCGCCGAAAGGTCCACAATGCGGAGCCGATCATCCTCGCCGTTCGTCCATACGACGGCGGGGGTGTGCCCGCGAAGGTTCTGTCCAGCTTCGGCTGGACTGAAATCGTTGGTCTTCGGACCTTCGATTACTGGTCGGACTCGTTCCGACCTTGCGGCAGACTTCGGTCTGCCATTGTCGCTCACGTTGACGGCGGGCTTCGGCCCTACCCGCTCATGTCTGCGACGCCAGACGGGTAGTCTTGTGGTGTACGCTCCTAGCCGCGTTAGCGCTATGGTAAGGACATCGACTTCAGTCGTTCGTCCTGACCCACTCTGACTCCCGTCTGGTCTACTTTTCCACTCGTGGAATCAAGGAGAACGTCATGGCGAACCCGAACCAGCAGAACAACAATCAGCAGAACCGCAGCGAAGAGACCCAGCCGTCCGTGCAGCAGTCAATGCGCACTGGCACGGGAGAGAAGCGCTTCCGAGTGAAGGAAGAGGCTCAGATTGCGCGCGGTGGAAGCTGCTACACGCTGACCAAGGGCAAGACGATCTCCAGTCACGGGTACGACATCAAGGCCCTGATCTCGCAGGGCGTGCAGCTTGAGGAGGTCGCCTGAGCGCGACCTAGGTGACGATGGCGCTCGCAGTTCTCACAGAAGAGGAGAAGGCGAGAATCCGCTATCATGGCGGATATTTGCAGGTAACTCCAGCGAGCGCGATCATTCTGGGTATCCCGGCCGCTACCCAGCCGGCCTTCCTGGTCGAGCAGGCGATGGAGCACATTCCAGACACGGCCATCGCCATCATCCGGAACCTGGTCGCAAAGTGCGACATCACCGAGAACAACATCATGCTGGCCCAGACCCGCATGGTGGCCAGGTCAGTCGATGAGATCGATCTGAACCCCGACGAGGCCGACCAGCTTCGCGGGGAATACCGCTACTGGGTGCAGAAGCTCTACGACAACCTGGGGGCGCCCATCAACGCTTACGCTTCCGCTTTCCAATCGGGCGGCAGACCGCCGCTGAACATTCCTGTCGCCAACTGAGGAGCCATGAAGCACTGTCCATCATGCAAGCGAGATAAGCCGAAGGAGGGATTTCGTCGGCACGCGTCTCGGCGTGACGGACTCAGCGCGTACTGTGCGGAATGCATGCAGATCAAGGAGAAAAAACGTCGCGAGTCGGCTGAATACGTAGAGCTGAACAAAAAGCGATCTCTCGAATGGTCCAGGGCACATCTGAAAGAACGATGTCAGAGGGCCAAAAAACAAAGAGAGGAGCGCATAGATGAATGTCGTGAGAAGGCCCGAGCGTCATATCAGAAACGTAAGCAAATCATTCTTGCCCAGCAACGCTTCTACTATCAGCAGAACCGTGAACAAGTAAAGGCAAGCAATGCGCGATGGCGGGCGGCAAATCCGGAAAAGGTACGTGAAATTGTCCGTACAGTAGGGAATCGGAGAAGGGCTAGATTGGCCAATTCCCTTGCCACCCTAACGGTGCAACAGTGGGCGGCGATCCTCGAACTGTATCAGGGGCGCTGTGCCTACTGCGGAACCAGTGGAAAGATGGAACAAGATCACGTCATACCAGTTTCCAGGGGTGGAGGAACTACCGCTGAGAACATTGTTCCAGCCTGCGGTACATGCAACCGAAGTAAAAACGCGCGAACTCCAGAGGAATGGAGAGCGCTCAATAAACCTCTCAACTGAAGGATCACAAATGTCTCTAATCGTTACAAATCTCACCGGCACCGACGTCGTGCTCGCAAAGGGCTCCCGCTCTATTACCGCTCCCGCCAAGGTCGGCTCCCTGACCTACGGGCCTGCGGTCAACGTCAGCAGCGAGTTGAAGGGGCTCGTGGCCGGCGACTACACCGCGCTCGAAACCCAGCGCGCCGGGACCCTGGCCTACTTCTGGAGCAACGGCATCCCGGAGTTCGCCGTGGGCACCCTCACGGTCGGCGCCAACGTCAACGGCGTGACGGTGCAGAACACCACCACGACCGTCAGCGCGCTCGTGCAGGCGCGGAAGGTCGAGTTCCCGACCACCACCAAGCTGGCCGAGCTGATCAGCGTCGTGAACACGGTTCTTCCGTCCAACGTGGCGCTGACCATCCTTTTGCAGCCCGATGTGGCCCGCAAGCTCCAGGTCCGCATCATCACCGGATCCACCGCCGGCACCCTGACCCTAGTCGGCGTCGACCAGAACGGCAACGCCGCCACGCAGGCAATCGATATCGCGGTTGGGGCTGGCACACGCACCGTCGTCACGGACAAGGCATATGCCACCCTGACCAGTGCGACCATCTCTGGTGGCAGCGGATTTGCCGGATCCGTCTCGATTGGCCTCGGGACCGCTCTCGGCGTCCCGACAAACAAGAGCCCGGCCGCCACGGCTTTCGCGGTCTACAAGGAGCAGGTCAACGGTCTCGACGAGACGGTGGGAACCGTCGACGCCACGGCCATGACCATCGCCCCGACGACCCCGGCGGACGGCGCGCACTCATTCGCGTTCTGGTACAACTTCACGGTGACCCCGACGTCGCCGGCACACAACCACACGCTCGCCTAGCGCGGGTTCCTTTTTCGCCCCGACAAGGAGAAGTCATCATGGCCGAATCGAAGAACATCTTGACCGAAGACCTGGGCAACGGAGCCTTCCGCCAGACCGAGACCGTTGGCATGCCCGCGGTCCAGTCGCGCCAGGTCTGCACCGACGCCACCCGCCCGGATGCCTCGACGTTTCTCCCAGGAACCGGTATTTGGAATACCGACGACCTGGCCTGGAATTTCAGCACGGGCACGGACTGGGTTGACGCCCTCGGCGTCCTGACCTGATCGCGAGGCCTCAAATGGCCGGCGACCGCACACAACAGAACGACCCCGCGGCCGAGCTTCCCGAGCTCGCGGGGTCGGTGCGGCCGTTGCGGCCCGATGAGGTGCGTGCAAGCTTTATGAGCGAGCTGTCGCCGACCATCGACAACATCCGGCAGATCGCAACTGCGATGGGGCTGCGGCCATACCGGGTGTTCATCGTCCATGTGCTCTGGTCGGGCAACAAGGTCGGGGAGGGCAACCCGCTGGAGATCAGTCGGCGGGAGATCCTGCCCACCCCGCGAATTCGGGACATGAGCGCGACCACCGAGGTGTTGAGCGCCTTCGGTCGGGTCGAGGAAGGCGGGATCGTCGTCGACCGCATCAGCGCGAAGTACAGCGAGGACGATCTGACCGGGAAGACGCCAGACCTGATCGACCCGGCGATTACCCGAACGGGCAAGCGGAACGGCGAGTACTTCTGGGAAGTGCAGGAGAACCGCCCCGGATTCCCCAGGACGACGCCCCGACGCTACGTCCATGCGGCGGCCCCTACGCTCATGCGCGGCGGGAGCCACTGGCGGGTGCCTCTCAATAAGCAGATGGTGGATCGCAGCCGCAACCAGACCTTCGACCGGAGGCAGGCCTGATGGCCTCTTCGGTCCAGATTTCCGACCTCGTCAGGTGGCCCAAGCAGATTGTGCAGCGCTACCAAACGGGCATCGTTCAGCAGATCCGAATTTCGGTGCGCATGCACGCGCCCGTACTCTTCCAGACCGCTATTGCGGGCGTCAAGCCGTACCAGCCGGTCAACACCGGCGACTACAAGCGCAGCGGCAAGGTAAAGGACATCACCGACGGGGCGCTGTTCTACAACCCGACCATCCAGGCATCGATCATCGATCGTGGCCGGCGGGCTGGCGTTGGAGTTTCCAGGGCAGGACAGGAGGCGCTGGCCCGTTGGGTGCACTTGCACGGCATGGACCGGGCTCCGATGTCGAAACACGAGCGGCGCGCGCGGAGGAAGATGCGCGCTGATGGGACCGAGAAGAGCGCCTTCCGTTTTCGATCGCGCTGGCAGCAGGACAATCGCGCGCGCGCCATTGCCTTCCTTATCGCACGCGCCATCAAGCGCCGCGGACTCCCCGCCAAGAACGTCATCGGCGGAATGAAGGCGGAGCTGACCCGGAGGGTGATTGACGATGTCGAGGGCCTGCTGGTGCGGGGGGTGGCATTGTGACCATCAACTTCAATTCCCTGCCCGCCCAGATGCCGCTGGCGCAGTTCAGCCGCAAGGCGAGCATCGGCGTCAGAAACGCGCTTGCCGTGGCGCTGGGGCGGCTCGTTCAGGGACTCACGTTTCCAGGCAGCCAGGCGCAGAACTTTGCGGCCGTCTACGACGAGTGGCCGGATTTTCTCGAAACCGGCGTCTTCCCGGCGGCCTGTGTCCTACCGGGCGAGTTCAAGTATGCCGATTCCCAGATGACCCCGCGTCTTCTTGAGGAGACCTGGGAGCCCAAGGGAATGCCGGGCTGGGGCCTGCAGAAGACCGCCGAGCTTCAGACTGAGTTCCAGCTCGTGATCCGCACGAATCTGTCTGGCGAGCGCTCGCAGCTCATGCAGGCGATCGAGGACTTGTTCCAGCCGGTGGACAACCTGATGGACCAGACGGGACCCAGGTACGGCCTCGTGGTTCCGTTGCCCGAGTACTACGGCATCACCGGGAGGTTTGCCCTGCTGGCAGGCGCCGTGATAGATAATGAGGACGCGGCCATGAGAGAAAAACGGGATGCGGCGTTCACGATTTCGGCCAGCGCCCCCAAGGTGCAGGTCGTGCCCGTGTGGCCAATGGCCCTGCAAGTGACGAAACAGCTGGTCGATTCGGCCGGCAATCCGTTCGCGACGTCCACGTTCACCGCCCCATAGGAGACAGCCATGTTTCTATTGCGCACAAGCCTGATGCCGAGTCTGCAGAAGCTGCTGGAGCTCGAACGCATCGTCGTTGTCGACAACTCGGGGCCGAATCAGCCGGTTGGCCAGGGAACCGTGCGGGCCTGTCTCGTGGGAGAGTTCCCGGCCGGGCCGTTCGCTCCGACCATCATCAACACCCCCGGCGATGCCAGCGCGCTCTTCATGCCCGATGCGACCAAGATGCCACTCATCAGTCAGGGTGGCGTCGACCCGTCGACTGCGGCGCAAGACGGTTCTGGCGTCACCTACGACGGCAATGGATGGGCCGAGCTGAAGGGCAAGACCTTCTCGGGCCTGGTTATTCAGCGCGTCGACTGCGATATGGTGGTGGACAACAGCAGCGTCGCCAAGGCGTTCGTATCCTTTGCCGTCACGGTGAACGCAGCCGACATCACCAGCGGCGTGACGAACAAGGACATCATCATCCCGGCCGGCACGCGCTTCGCCGACAACACGATCGGCCTTGCGACGGTCGTCGTGGCGCTTTCGCAGACCATCCGGATCCCCCAGGGCACGACCTGCGCGGGCTCGTTCACTTTGGCGATCAGCTTCGTCCAGGACGCGACCACCGGGCAGTTGACCTACGTCACTTCGGGCGCGACCACCGGAGCTACGGCTTTCTTCGTCAAGGGCACGACGCTTGCCATCGCGGGTCTCAATACCCTGATCGACACCGCCCTCCCGGGTGTGAACGCCGGAACCGTCATCTCGGGTACGCCTTCGACCATCAACGCGGCTGCGTCGGCCACAGCGATCTTCGCGCCTGCTGGCGGCGGCGCGGCCCCGAGTCCCGATACGCTGTCCAACCGCCTGCTCATGCAGTACTTGGCGACGATCGACAAGACCCTGCCGGGCGTGGACGCGACGAACGACATCGTGGCCATCTGGTCGGCTCGTAACTACCAGACCAACGGCCTGGCGCCCAGCACCGGCGGCAAGATGCTGCGAGCGAAGCTCTGGAACAACGCGATCGAGTCCAGCAAGGTCGGCCGTGGTCGCAAGGCCATGGTTACGACCGCGCCCGCCCTCGGGATCAGCGCAGCCCAGGCCGTGACGGCGAAGGGCGTCTATACCGGGCTTATTTCGGCCGACGGCGTGACTGGTGACGATGACGACCGCTACTGGGCAGATGGCCCGTTCATTCAGGTCTTCTCGACCGAGCTGAACGCCGACATCCTGATCAGCTCGTGCGGTTCTCGTGCGGCCATGGTCGTCAACTTGGCCAACGATGGCCGCAGCCAGTACCTGTCCTCGGTCGGCAACCCGTTCAACGCCGATATTCAAGCCGTCGACGCCCAGGAGCCGTGCTTCGCTGCGAATCCGCTACAGGAGGCGGACTATGTAGCGATGAAGGCCGCCGGAGTGGCGTGGTTCACCAAAGATCGATCGGCGGGGTGGTGGTTCTACTCGGGCGTGACCGGGGCGAACCCGCTCACGAACCAGAGCCGCGTCGACGACAACCGTCGTAGCTTCGCCGACGAGATCCAGGACGTCGTTTTCGCGCTCGCGACGAAGTACTCGAAGCTGCCTGGCACCCAGGAGCGTCAGGACGCCTTCGCGGGCGATATGCGGATCTACCTGGAGAACCTCGTCAATCCCGGCATCGGGGAATCGCGGGCGCTGGCCTACCTGGTGAAGGACGGCGCCGACGCCGGCAACACCCCGACCCTCAACGGGAAAGGTGTGTTCCTCTACCAGCTCGAAGTCCAGATGTACGGATCGCAGAAGACCATCGTCATCAACAGCATGATCGGCCCGAACGTCATCATCTCCCAGGCCGCGTAAAGGAGCTTCACCATGGCAAATGATTTCCGGATTCTTGGCCGAGACACGACGCTGCGGATGACCCAGAACGGCGTCTTGCTGAACGAGACGACGGCCATCAAGGTCGCGAGCTTCAAGCCGGTCGTGACGTTGCTATCGGAGGGGTTCCTAGGCGAGGCCGCCAAACGACACCGGGAGATCTTCGACGAGATCGACACGGGTTTCACGGTCGAGCCCGAGGGGACGCAGATCTTCCAGATGCAGCTCGCGCTCTACAATCGCGCCCGCACCGGGCAGTCGACGATCCAGCTCAACCTGGCGTTCCGGCTGGCCTTCCCATCGGGGGCGATCTTCAAGATCAGCATTCCCGATCTGAAGTTCAGTGACATCGGAAACGTGGACATCAGCAGCCGCGAGGCCTTCGTCGGCATGACGTTCGCGGCGAAGTCCGACCGCTACATTCCCTTGTTCTAGGAGGACCACATGGCCGAGACACCGAACCTGCAATCGATGGCGAGCGCCCTCACGGCGCGCTTGCCCCGTCACACGTTCCAAATTCCTGGACCCAAATACGCGACCGACAAGGATGGCAAGAAGACCCTGATTGACAAGGGCGTGCGTGAGTTGGAGACAGATCCGACCTCGGTGACGTTGCGTCAGCTCACCTTCGAGGAAGAGCAGGCGGCGCTTGCGGCCAGCCGTCTGAAGAACGTGGACTTCAGCTATGAGGGCGCCATGCGTGCGGTCGTAGCCGCCGACGGCAAGCCCATCACCTGGGAAAACGACCAGAAGGAGCAGTTCTTCCGCGGTCTCTCGGCGCAGGTGCGAGACCTGGTCGTGCAGGGCTTCCAGAGCATCTCCATTCCCAGGAGGTCCCAAGCTGCGGATTTTTTAGCCAGCGAAACGGTCGAGACGACGTCCTAGCCCGTCTCGAACGTGCCCAATGGGACGACATCGCCTATATCGCCAGGTACGGACACCAACCACTTTCTGAAATACTTCGCCTCACGAGAGAAGAGCTGGGGGCCTTTCGCGAGGCCATTTCGCGGATAGTCGAGAAGGAAAACACCCCAAGCCAACCCCCGACGTGAACCATGAGCGAAGCTGAGCGAACGACAGCGGTTGAAGGAATTGCCTTTACAGCAACCGACAAGGCCAGCCCTGTCGCTGAGAAGATGGCCAGCGCCTTCGAGCGCGTGCACCACGCGACCGAGAAGGCCACGTCGAAGGTCAAGGAGTTCGCGCACAGCACGGCCATGGGGGCACTCGGTGCCGTAGGGCTCGGGTTCGGGTTTCACGAGATCGCCGGTAAGGCCAAGGAAGCCAACCTTGAGCTCGAAGGGGCGGCGAAAAAGATCGCCGGTGTCCACTTCGCCTTCGGCGGCTGGCGTAGCGACGTCTCGGCGGCCGAGCGGTGGACGTACTCCCTGGCCGAGGGCAAGGAGATCGTCGACAAGCTGGAGGCGTCTGAGGGAAAGCTCCACAAGACCCGCGGCGAGCTGGCCAACGTCTACAAGTCGGCCTACGCGATCGGCACCCGGCACAACCTGACACAAGAGCAGATGCTTGATCTGACCGAGAAGCTCGCCGCCAGCGAGACGGTGCTGGGCACCAGCGCAGAGATGGCGGCGACATCGATCAGCCGGGCCGTGATGACCGGCAACATTCGCGGCTTCGACGACTTCAACAAGCAGCTGCGCTTCTCCGTCGGGAACATGAAAGAGTTCCACAAGATGTCGGAGACCCAGCGCTTCGCCAAGATTCAAAAGGCGATGGGCGATCTCGTACCGGCGGCGGTTGGGATGGGCGGTGGCATGGCTGGGGCGATGGCGGACATCAAGATCGCCGTCGATAACATCGTGCGCGACCTAACTGGGCCTTTGTTCCAGGAGCAGAGCAAGAGCCTGCGGGAGTGGGCGAAGAACATCACCAGCGTGCGTGAGAACGGCAAGAGCATCGCGGCCGAGTACGGCGAGAAGCTGGTCAGCGCGTTCCGAACGATGAAGGACGTGACATCATTCCTGCTCGATCACTGGAAAGAGATCGCCGCCATCTGGGGCTCATTCAAGCTGGCGAGCTGGACCATGTCCCCTGGTGGGGCCGCTGGCGGATTGACCTCGATGCTCGGGGCACTGGGCCCGGCGGCCGGTGCTGCTACCGGAGGTCTTTCTCATTTTGCGGGTCAGCTCGGAATCGCGAGCGGCGCTCTGGGAGTGCTATACGTTGGTCTTCAAGGCCTGGCCGCGTATATCGACAAAACGCAGTCGGAAGGACTGACCAAGCAGGCGGCAGCTCCGCGCGCCATGACGGCCCTCACGGCCGGCGCAAAGGCCATGTCATCGGCGCTCCACGAGGACTCTGTTTCGAAGACGATGGGCCATCTCCAGACCGCGTTCGCGGCCTACGGGCTCAAGCCTGGCCAGATGCTTTCCCGTGAAACACTGGCGGCCGAACTCAAGGCGATGGAGCCCGGGATTGCCGCCAAGCAGCTCGGAATGTACGGCATCGCCGGCATGTCGGCCAAGAGCGTGCAGGCCCCCGGCGTGCTTGACGAGGCCGCGGGGCGGGTGTCGACCCTGCTCAACAACTTCGCCGCCCAGCTGCTTGCCGCGAACCCAGAGTTGGGCAAAGGACCCTCGCCACATATCCCGAAGAACGAGCACAACACGTACATCAACCACGTCTCGCTAACCCAGGAATTCAAGGAGGCCGACCCGGACCGCGTCTTCCACAAGGCCGTGAATGAGATCGACCACATGGTCAACGCCCCCCGCGGCGCCACAACAAATGCATTGGGTGCCTGATGGCTGACGCGTCGGAACAAGGGCTCGTCGAGATCATTCCCTTGGAGGGCAACTACGCCCCGATCAAGCTGACCGGCGGCGCGCTACCCTATAAGGGCACGACCTTCGCGCGCGAGCAGCGGGGCAAGACGACGTACTACACCGGCAATCCTGTTGCGACCCAGACGGTGACCGGTCCGACCCGACCGCCGACCACGATGACAGGCCGGTGGATGGACTTCGACCTCGGCGAGGGTGGGGCCCGCGCCTTGGACCTTCAGATCGGGATTCTGTGCGACAAGGGCGTGCCGGTGGAAGTGCGCTGGGGCGGGCGCGCACTGACCAACGGCGAAGACCCGGCCATCGTTCAGCGGGGTCGGATCTCCAAGTACGAGCCCAAGTACAACCGCGCCCAGGACATCGAGTGGAGCATCACCTTCGAGTGGCGAGGGGATGCGCTGCAGACCAAGCCGCCGACCTTCTCGGCGAGCATCGTCAAACAGGACAGCTTCACCGAACTGTCGGAAGTGCTGGAGGAGACGCAGGAGGCGACGCAGAGCTGGATCGACATCGCGTGGTCGGGAATCGCGACGGGCACGAACGAAATGCTCGCCGTTTCCGATGCGCTCGACGAAGTCCAGAATGCGATTTTCGACGCCACCAACGTGGTCAACGGTGCCTCGGACATGCTGCAGACAGCGGCCGAGCTTCCAAGCGCCATCGCCGACCGGGTACGAGGCATGTGCAATCTCGTAGTCATGGCCTGCGCCAACGGACGGGCAGCTCTGGGGTCCGCGTGCGGACTGTTCGCCGGAGTGCTGTCCACTCAGCAGGGCGGGCCAGTCGACGAGTCAGCGGCCAAGGACTTCCGGATTCAGGCGGAGCGCGCGCAGCTCGCCAGGTATCCCACCGACGACCCGCTCTCGCGCCTGGACGGACAAACCACGCAGTTCGACCTGGTCCACCAGTGGGACCAGATGGCCGCGCAGGCGGCGCAGACCGATGCTTCGATCGCCGCCAAGCAGGTCCCGGACATCATCGCCATCGTGCGTCCGCCCGCCGGAAGCGACCTGCGGGACGTGGCTGCCAAATACTATGGGAACCCCGACCCTTGGATCTTGATCGCAGATTTCAACGATTTGGACTCCAGCGAGGTCCCGGCCACGTCATCCGGGCCGAGTGACCTCGGAGCGCCGCCGATATACGTGCCCGCCCAGGCCAGCTACCAAACGGTGCTCCAGGAGGCGTGGGGAAACAGCCCGACCACGGGGGCCAACTCTTGAGTTTTCCTACTATCATGCGGTACTCGATTCGAGTAATGCGACATGACGCTCGACGGTTCTTTTACGAACTTTGGTGGGGCCAAAAGGCCATTGACTTCGAGATCGTTCATCCTTGCATAACAGTTAGAAGAATATGCAATGCCGGGCCACCAAGAACACGGGATGCATGGCGCATACTTCGTCAACTCTTCTTTCGTCCCAAGCGTGTCGCTAGGCTACCGCGCCTCGGAGGAGTACCCGGTAGAATTGCAGCCATTGAGAAGCGGCGGAGGCGACGGTGACGGAGCCTCGGTACTACCGACCAGCCTGGTTCTTGCGTCTGTTCGTGCGCCTTGAGGACTTCGGACAGACCGACGACTCAAGTGCCCAGGACGGAGAGAAACCCTATAAGAACGCCCAGGCGAAGGCGGCAGCAGACCGGGCCGTAGTCGAGGCTCAGATTGCACAGGAGGCCGCTGGGCGAGTCACAGGCGCCAGCAGATCGCAGGCGGCGATGGTCGGCCTGTCAGCGCTGGCCAAGAGCCTCCAGCGGCAGGCGGCGACCGCTGGCAAGGATTCCGCCGCCGGTCCCCAGGGCAAGGGCGACGAGTTTTCGGTGTCGTTCGTGACCGTGCCGACCGAGATGGACATCGAGGACAAAAGCTTCCGCACGGCGAACGAGCTGACGGCCGCGTTCCCGTTCCAGGACATGCCGCTCGACCCGCGTATCATGAGGGAATGCCGAGTGGAAGCTTGGATCGGGACCGTGACCGCAGAGGACTTCGCCAGCCCAGACAAGTGGCATTTGAAGCCCGACATCAGCAAGACCAGCATCCTGCGGTTCAATGGCTACATCGACCTGCCCGAGATGGAGCACGACGAATCTAGCGGCGTGATCCACATCAAGGCGCGCAGCTACGAGAGCGTGCTCATCGACGGCAAGATCGCGGCCCAGGCCAAGGCGTACATGATCCAGGGCGCGTGCGAAGCCCTCACCACCTACGTCAATCGGATCCTGGCCCTGTACCCGCCCACCTCGGGCGATACCGGAGGCGATCCGTTCCGGGCGTACTGGTACGCGGCCGACCCGAGCAAAGAACCGTTTCTGGACCGCAAGACCTTGAACCGATCCCTCCAGACCGCGGCCAGCCGCAACGCCTCGAATGGATCCGTGCCTGGGCAGGAGCCGAACCCGGTGACGGACAACCCGAGTGACGGCGCCGATGCCAAGGGCCAGGGCGACAGCGCAACTGGCGGATCGCCATCAATGCCACCCAAGGCGGTCGACGCCGACGGCATGAGCATCTGGGATCTCATCACGCAGGCGTGCGAGCTGTGCGGATGCATCCCGATGTATTGCCCGTCGCTGCCCGCCGGGACGGGCAGCACGGATGGTAAAGTCCAGACCGTCAACCCGGCCAACTGCTTGCTCATCAGCCCGCCGCAGGCCTTCCTCGACGACATCGATAGCGCAATCTCGATCCAGGGCGGCGCCCGCGATGGCTTCAGCCGCGACCTCACGATCGCCGGGAAGAAGGTTCACAGCGACGTGCGCTTCATGGTCTGGGGCCACAACCTCGCGAAGATGAAGCTGGCGCGCAAGCTTGGCAAGGTCCGGGTCAGCGCCGTCGAGGTGCGAAGCTACAATCCCGACGCCGACGCCACCCTGCGTGTTCTTTCCGCGCGCTACCCGAGCGGACCGCTCTACAAGCACAAGGGCAAAAAGGCCAACAAGATGCACGAAAAGGGGGGCGGGATGATCAATGTCGTCCGCACCTTCGTTCTCAAGGGCATCCGAGACATGGGAATGCTCGAACAGGCCGCGTGCAGCATCTACCACCAACTCACCCGGCATGAACTGACCATTGAGCTTGAGACCGACGAACTGGCCAGCTACATCGACCCGGTGGCGAGTCAGCAGGCCGGAACCCTAGTCGAGAACCACAACGACAATCCTGACATCCTCAAGCTCTGCGCCGGCAGCCCGGTGCACGTCACGGTCGCCCAGAAGTCCGAACAGGACGGAAACCTCGTCATCAGCACGCTCTCGGAGTTCTACGACACGAAAGCGAACAACATCGTCGGGCTGCTGACCAAGCAGAACGATCGCTGGGGGGCTTGGCGCACGGACGGAAGCCTCGACCAGGCCAAGATTGAAGAGACGGCACGCAAGATTCAGGCTGCCTACCGGGCGGCGAAGCTGCCAGACGTGTACTACTGCCGGGCGGTGCACCTGCATTTCTCCGCAGAAGAGGGCTTCAGCGCGCACATGGAGCTCAGCAACTACATGCCCGACAACGACCCCAAGACCTTCGCCACAGACGATCAGAAGAAGAACGACGTCGCCAAGCTCAAGAAGACGAGCCCAGCTGCTAAGAAGCAGACGGCGCAGGACGTAGAGACCGCGGCCGTGCTGGACAAGGTCGGGCGCCAGCAGAGTAGGCAGGTGCAGTGATGGCGGCGACACGGCATCGCTTCGGGACCAACATCCGCAACAGCATCGACTCGGAGAACTTCCGGAAGGCGGCCCGCAGCGTGGGAGCAGACCTGCGCTACTGGTGTAGCAACGGCACCGTCGCGACGGTCGACACCGAAACGGGAGAGTTCAACCCGAATGACAAGGCGGCGGTCTGGAACGCCAGCGACGGCGTCGACGTCGACGTGAAGCTGGAGCCGCTGATGATTCCGGTCACCTGCCGGTACGCCGGGATCCAGGCGGGCGACGTGACCATCTTGGCTCCGATCCGTCCGGGCGACATTGTGAAGTGCGACTTCCCCGATGGCGATCTGACCGGCGGGATCATCACCAACATCCTGCACTCGCGCTCCAACCGGCAGCCCACCGACAGCGGCAAGCCCATCTTCGGCAACGACCGGCTGCTTATCTACGCGAAGTCTGTGCCGATCGACATCAGGACAGCTGGGGGCGTCCAGGTCACGCTCGACCAGGATGGCAATGCCACGGTCACGACCTCGAAGGCGATCGAGCTGAACGCGAACGGAACCAAGATCGACCTCGATTCGAGCGGGGCGGTCGTGACGGCGCCATCGGTACAGCTGGGGGGGGCGGATGCGGTCGAGCCGGTGCAGCTCGGGCAGACCCGAACGGTTGCGGAGACCACTTTCATTGGAGCGGCCGAAGCGGCTGCGTCAGCGCTTTATACCGCTGCTACTCTCCCGGCTAACCCAGCCCTCTCCCCGCTGGGTCCAGGGTTCTCTGCCCTTCTCGCTGCCTTCACGGCATTCCTGGCCGAGCTCCCAACCTTCAACTCAACGGTGACCAAGACCAAATAGTCGCGGAGTGATAGGATTCACCCAATGCCCTTCATCACCACCTTCAACGTTGTTCGCGCCCTCGCGGTGGGCGGCCAGGTGGTGCGGGTCGTGTTCAGCTCGGAGCCGAAGCACAAGAGCAGCTCGGCTTTGGACGACGGGCGGAACCCTGCCAACTACGGGGTCACGATTACCGTCGGTACCGGGGCTACCTTGTTCTGCGTCGGAGTCTTGCCGAACGTCATCGCATACCCAGCCTTCGGGGTCTTCAATCCCGGCGAGTACGCCCTGGACGTGCAGACTGACCACCCGCTGGTCGTTGGGCTCACCTACCAGGTGACGGCCAAGCCGGCGCTCGTCTCTGCGCTTGGGCTGGCGATTGGTCCGCCCTACTCGGCCAGCTTCGTCGGGGCCATCCGTCCGGTACGCACCCGGCAGATCCGCCGGCGGACGGGGCTGGTCGACCTGGCGACGGATCCGTTTCAGCCAGGCATCACCGTGGACAGTTCTGGGGATTGGGCCCACCACGAAGGATTGCCGGGCACGAAGAAACGCGTCTTGCGGCGGGCGATGGTCAAAAAGAACAGCTTCGCATGCCTGCCCGGCTACGGCCTGGCCACCGACTTCAAGACGCCGGCCACGCGCGACAACCTCACCTCGATCAAGACGGACCTCGCCCAAGGGGTGCAGCAAGAGCCCGACGTCGTGCAATCGCAGACCAGCATCGTGATGGATTCTCGCGGCCTGCTGGCGCTGACGATACGGGCGAAGACTTCCGACGGCCAGGACCTGACAGCCAGTGCCTCGGCCTTGCCCAATGGAGGGGTCACCCCATGAGTCTTTTCGTCGATCGCTCTTCTCTATTTGCGGTGGGCCGGGCAGCCGTCGCTGGGACGCCAAACATAAAGCTCAACCCGGCAGTGGCCGACATTCCGGGCAGCGATCTGAACCTCGTCATCGGCATCGACTCGGTCATCGGCGAGGAGGTGGCCTCGCGCGGGGCCGCAGCCATGCGTGGGGTCTTCGCCGAGACGGCCCGCGGTGCCCAGCTCGATCGGGAGGCTTACGATCGATATGGTTTGACCCGCTTCAGCGCGACGCCGGCATCGGTCGACTTGGTGCTGGCTCGGCCGATGCCCGGCGTAGCCACCCCGGGTGTCTACTCGGCGGGGTCGGTCGTGCAGACGGCGGACGGAGTGCAGTTCGGGCTTGACCAGGACGCTACCTTTGGAGACTGGGACACCATCGTGCAGGTCTCGGCCACGGCCGCGACGGTGGGCTCGGCGACGAACGTCAACGCCAACACCGTGACCGCCTTCTCGACTGGGCCGTTTGACTCGACCATTACGGTCAACAATCCAGGGCCGGCGGCGGGCGGAACCGATACCGAGAGCGATATCCAGTTCCTCGGCCGGATCCGAGGCTTTTTCCCAACTGTCAGCAAGGCGATTCTTGGGGCAATCGAGTACGGCGCCAAGCAGGTCCCGGGCGTGGCCGTGGCAACGGCGACTGAGATCGTCAACCCACTCGGAGGATTCCCGGCTGGGGCCGTGCAACTCGTGATCGGAGATCGCTCAGGCAACGCGACCTCCACCATGGTCACGGCCGTCTCGGACTCGCTGCTCAAGTGGCGGGCGGCTGGAATCCCGGTCTTTGTACTGAGCGGGACCGTCGAGTACCAGACTGTCCAATGGCACCTGGCCTTCAAGCTGGGCTTCGACGAGAAGCTGGCGATCTCGCGCGTGCGTGCCGTCTGCGTAGCTGTTTCGCAGTTCCTGCCCCCCGGTCCCGATAACGGCATCCTGTTCCGCTCGGCGCTCATCTCGGCGGCGCAAAACGTTCCGGGGGTGATCGTCTCCGATGGTGCCCTTCTTTATCCTCTAGGTGACGTCGTGCCGTTCGACCCGACGGTGATGATCCGAATCCTCAGCACAGGGATCACCTTTGTATGAGTGACTCCGGCCCCCTCACTCAGGCCGATGGCTTGGCCCTGCTTCGCCGCACGTGCGATGAGAATTGGCTGTCGGACTTCATGGCGACTCCCGACGGCGCGGCAATCATCAACGCCAAGCTGGCCATCGCCGAAGCGACGAGCAAGGCCGTGATGCAACAGGTGGAGGCGTGCTCCATCTCCACGGCGCCCACTGGGAGGTCAGGATCCTGCGACCTGACCATCACCAGGCCTGATCTCACGACCACGGCGCTGATCCCCAAGGGGTTCATGTTCGTTGACGCGCGAGGCGTTCAGTTGCTGGTGGCGCTTGACGTTCCCGTGGCGGCCCACCAGACGAGCATCCTACTGCCCCTGCGGACAGTTCGACAGATTGACCTGGCCAATACCACCGACCCAGTCTTTGACGATGTGCTGGCACCAGGCGACCCAGTGGACGCAATCATCGATCCGCTCAGCACGGCGGTTCTGGACAGCGTCAGCGACGTCATCCTAGGCCCGGGTGGGTACACCACCTATGGGTTTGCGACCGCCGTCACCGGAGCCGAGATGGACTGGCTGTCGATGCACGGTGACGAGCGGGGCTGTCGGCGACAGGCGGGCGAGGATGGAGAGGCGTACCGGCTGCGGGTCAGGCTGATTCCAGAGGCCGCCACACCCAAGGCGATTCAGGAGGCGGTCCACGGGGCGCAGGGCCAGCTCCCGGACACGTACATGGTCGAACCCTACCGGGACCAGTCCAGCGACGCCGCGAGGATGGAGCTTGAGCTCGTCTTTGCCGATTCTCTGTTCGCAGAATCTGACTTCTGCGACGACGCCCTTGGTGACGACCTGACCGGCAAGCAGCCGTTTCGCACGCTTGAGGTCCCCGACCTTCGACAAGGCCGCGCCTACTTCAGGCTTGCGGTGGCAGGTCAGCTGACCGAGCCAGACGGGTCTGGCTGCTACGGTGACGATACGTTCTGCGATGACCAAGCTTGGGGGTTTCCGGACATCGGGCTCGCGCCGTCGTTGACGGCCGCTCTGCATGCGATCAGCGAGGAGGCCCGGGTGAAGCGCGCGGGCGGGGTCCAGTTCGATACCTACGTCGAGAACAGCATGCGCCTTGGTGGGGTTGGCGAAGTGGTGGCAGACCCGGCGGGAACCATGGCCTTCGTACTCGCGCCGCCGACCGGATCCGCTTGGATGGTACGGCAGGGCCTGGTGACCGTGGGACCGATCGATCCCAGCACAGACGCGTTTATGTTTGCAATGATTCTTGCTGACAGCAGCGTGATAGTGACGGATTGGATTGCGCCAATCGACGGTCTACCGCTTCGGACGTTCGAGTTGGAGAAGCTTGGCTACTTCAGCGGCCAGGTCGCAGCGATCTTACTTTTGGTGGCCAGCTCGGTCTCAAACACCTTGCGGGCCGTCGGCACCTTTTGGGTCACCCAGATGACCCTGTGATAGGCTGAGCGAAAGGAAAACATCATGGCCGGTATCCCCTCACGAATGAACCAGAGCGCACGGGAACAGATCCTGTCAACCGATCTGAACCGCATCGGGACCCTGGCGGGGCGCGAGTTAATGGACGCCGCCCAGAGCCGCAGTGTGCGGGCCGACTTCTACGATCCGGCTTCTGGAACCTTCGACGACTTTGGGGCTGGGGCAAAGGGGACCAACAGCCAGCCGCTTTCGGGCACGACGCAGCCGCCGTCTCTTGACGGAATTGCGGGTGTGTTCGATATGGACCTGGGTGCTGGCGAGGGCGTTCTACCCGCGACGCCAGCAAATCCGGACATCTCGGGCTATCAGCTCCTGCGCTGGCCTGCACAGACTATCAGCTGGCCGGGTGGCGGAACGCCTGATGCGACCCACCCTGTGATTTGCACCGTGGTCGCAACGCCTGGAGACCAGCTCGCCGACATCACAAGCCGAAACATTCTGCTTGATCCAAGTCTGCGAACAGTGGCGCCGCAGAACGTCTATAAGACATCAAACCCGCTGGCGACAATCAGCGTGATCGCTGGTACGGCGGCGACTGCCCCAGTCCCCCCCACAATTCCCGCAGGCACGCTGGCACTGTTCGACGTCTTCGTTCCGCCTGCAGTAGCGGACTCCACGGCATTTCTGCCGGTGCGCCGGGCGTGGCGGGTGATCGAGTTTCCAGGCACAAGCCAGCACGGGATCCTCCATGGATGCGAGCCCAAGCTGACGCTGGCGAGTGCTGTGCTGCCACTCGGAAGCGCCGTGGTCCATCGTCTCGTCATTGACGGCGAGCTGCTGACGTTCCAGGGAACTGGCCAGGCCATCGTAGAGAATGACACTGCGGCTCCTCCGACTAACGCACCACCCGGGAACGACAAACCCTATTACCTCTACCTGTGCGGTGGCCGGCACCAGCCAATGATGAACTATGGCCCAGTGGCGCTGGGCGGGACGCCGATTCCCGTGCATCTGGTCCTTTCGGCCACGGCACCCGATCCCCTTGGATACCCGAAGGCAACGCTTGCCATTGCGAGCCCGGCCACTGCGTTCCCAAGGGCAGCCTGTGTCTACATAGGTTTGGCATTCTACGGCGCAGGAACAGGAACGAATGTTCGCGCCTACTACGATGGAGACTGGATTCGCGGAGCTGTCACCCAAGTGGCGACCTTGCAGGCGACGGTAACGAACGGCTTCAAAGAAACGCCGATCAGCACACCCGAGGTCTCCTATACGGCGTGGACACTTGGATCCCTACCGGCGGTGTCTCCAGTCGTAGAATTATTCATCGCGTATGCGGGAAGCTCATCGGGTGACTTAGCAAGCGTCAGTTGTGGCGGTGGATCCGATTCATTCGCCATCGCACAACTCGACGACGAATTCCAGCAGCGGCTCGTGCGCGTTTCGTCGGCCCAGGCTGCGACGATCTACTACAAAGGCGTGGCAACTGGAATTCTCAGCATCACGCCCACGGCCTACAAGATGAACGTCCCCCGCCTCGCGAGGTGAGCCATGCCGTTCTCAAGCGTCACCATTCAGGTCCGGAAGGACGCCCTCCCGCCGACTACCACATGGAGGCAGGACGCAGCGGCGGGATCGGTGATGTCGTTCGCCCTGAGCGACGTCACGGGGGTCAACAGCTATCAGTGGATGCTCTGGCGTCCCGAGGGCTCGGCATCTGGCGGCGCCGGCATTGAACCGATTTCGCTCGGCACCTCGCCGACGGCGAATATCACGGTCGACATCAAGGGCACCTACATCGTTTGGTGTATGGTCAATGGGGGTGCCACCGATGCAACGATCATTCGCGGGGGATGCTCCTACCTAGAAAACATCACTGACCCCGATGGCCGGCCTTTGCGTCTTATCGGGCCGTTCGAAACGAACGAGGACCAGGCTGACCCGCTCATCCAGCAGGGCATCATCAAGATGCTAAACCGATGGTTCCGAAAGATTGCAGACGGTGGTGGCGGTGGCGATGCCCACGACGTGAAGGCCAATTCGACGGATCCGGATCCGGCGTTCCTCGATACGAAACTGAAGGGGGGGGCGAACGTCACCCTTGCGACAGTCACTGACGGAGGCGTGCGGAAAATTCAAATCACAGCGTCCGGTGGTGGTGGCGTAGGCGACGTGGCGAACTGGGATCGCACCCTGATTCGGTACTTCTTCCTCGACGGAAACGCCGGTGACGACGCGAACATCGGATACATCGACGCGCCACCTCTGAGTGTCTTCACGCCAGACCGGACCACGCCCGTAGCGATCAAGACGATGGGCCGTCTCGCCGCGATCATCCCTCCCGTGGGCGCTACGAGAAAATACGTGGTGCTGTGCAAGCCAATCGCCGGTGGCTTGGTCTACGACCAAATGCCGGGCGACAACCACGGCACGATCGATCGGACCGCGATGGTTGACTACAACTGTCAGATTTTCCGCGGGTCAGATCTGACCAACAGCACCGAGGATCGGATCCGACTTGGCTTGGTGACAGCGTTTCCAGGTACCGAGCTTGATGGCTCGTTTCTGGCCTTCTCGTCAGCAGCGTATGGTGCGAACTGGCCGGACATCACGAGCATCACCCTGGCCGGCGCGATCGGCTCTTTTCCCGCGCTGACTGATATGGGATCGTTCCGCGTGCGATGCGAGGATCCGACGGAACCGGGCGTGACGACGGCGATGGGACAGGGAGCCTGGTACCACTCCGACGAAAGCGAGAATTCCTCGATTTTCTACGTCCGACTCACGCAGGGCACCGTCAACCCCGGTGACAAGCTCTGGCTCGAAAATCCCGGCGTTTTGATGTTTGCGCACGTGGAAGGCCAGACCACGGGATCCAACAATAGCGTCGTCGAAACAGCCGGTGTGAATGTCGACAACGCCTATGCGGGACAGTGGGGCAACGGAGCGCAATACACTTGCTGCGAGTTTGCCCACCTCTCTCTGTTCGGGCAGTCGTCGTTCAACAACTTTCTCGCCGATGAGAGTGGGTCGGCCAACAATACCGGGTTCGGTCTCTACAATCCACATGGCCTCAGCTCTGGGAACGCGCAAAACCTGGAGATCCGATTCTCACAGCTCGTGGTCGGTGGCAATGTGCAAGCGTCGGAGTCGATCGAATTAAGCCACAGTCAGGTGTGGCAACCACTCACGCTATCAACACCAGGCCAGTTGAGCGTGTACGACAACGATGTTCTCGGCCAGATCTCACCCGGTCAACCACCGCAAATACTCCTGGCTGGAATGCAAGCGTCGTCGTTCAACATCGCCGTGCTCACGCGTCCGAGCGAGGCTCCGATCTCCCCAGTGCTGGGCATCGGCCAATGCCCGGACGGGGCACGCGTCAAGGTGTGGAGCTTGCTCGATCCGTTTGGCCAAGTTTTCGACTCACCATTGCTAGCTCTCTTGACTGGACACTACGAGGCTACCATCGACTTCGACGGCGGCCCGCTGGCCGGAACCGGTGCTCTGCTCTATTTCAACGTTGATCTCGGCGTGCAATTTCTGTCCCTCACTTGGGACTCTCTCGGTGTGACGGGCTTCGAGATCGTCGGAGCGCAGCGTGTGTTGTGTTCGCTGACTGGACAGGGCTACGCCAACGATATCCTGCCGTGCCCACGAGGCGAGCCGATGCAGTATCAGAGCTTCGACTACCCATTGGGCGAGTCGCCGGGGAACTACGTGTTCCCAGTCGGCGTAGTAGTCGGGGTCCAGCTCAGCGACGGCAGCCTCATCCCGGCAAGCTTCGGCAACGTCCTTCAAGGCGTCGCCCTCACCAATGCCGTGAGCGTCGACGACTACGTGAGCCACGTGACGGGCGGCTACGTCATCGTCGGGAACGACGAAACGATGGTGATCCGAATGGATCCAGGCACCGCCTTGCCGGCGATTGGAAAGTGGCTGTTCCTCAGTGGCGACCCGGGAAACATTGGCACGGTCGTCGCGCGCTCATCGCCGACGGACTTCAAGAGCGGGCAGAACGTCCGCATCGGGCAACCTCTGATGATTGGGCCAGGTGCTTCGGGATCCTACTGCTTCGCCTTCTGGCAACCCCAGATCATCGAAGAGCAGTTCTCCATGCTCGCGGACGACTTCTCCACGACGAGCGTCGTGCTGGCGAACACAGATCTGGAGGTGACGGTACAGGCTGGATACCAGTACGAGTTCCGCGCACGTTTGCGGGTGGATCTTTCGGAGACCGGTGGCGCGCGATGGAAGATGGCGGGAACGGCATCCGTCGGAGATGGCAACGGTCACGCGGAGGTCAAGGTCTATGCCACCGACGTAGAAAGCGTACATTCGCCCGCTCTGATGGACGTCCTGACCAGCGAGACGGAATTCGGTGCCACGCAAGTCACGGCCGGGTTCAACGGCGGCCTGATCGAGATCGACGGGCTTCTGATCGCCAACACAGATGGGACCGTCCTGCTGCAGTTCGCGCAACAGACAGCGGATGGGTCGTACCCGTCTATCGTGAGACAGGGAAGTATGCTCAGTGCAAGGAGGGTGGGTTAAATGGACATCTCGCAAATGCCATGGGGCCCGGATGTGTCGCATTGGAAGCCCGTCCGGGATTGGGTTGCTCTGGCGGCAAGTGGGGCGACATTCTTCGGGGCCAAGGCCACCGAGGGAGCCCATGCCGTTGACGATCAGTTCGAGCGGCACCGGGACGGGTTCCGCGCCAACTGCCCGAGCTTCACGATGGCGATCTGGTATCACTTCTTCCACGCCGAGACCGACCCATCGACGCAGGCCGAACACTTCGCCGATGTCGTTGGTCCGCTACAACCAAGGGAACGTCTCTGCTGCGACTTCGAGGGCAAGAGCTATTCAAGCGTGCCGCTGCCGCAGATGCGGGCGTTCGGCCTGCGCTACCTGGACGCCTTCTATGCGCGCCTGGAGTCTCTCGGGGTGCTGGCGGGTTCGCGCCCGTTGATCTACACCTCGGACCAGCACTGGCAGGTGATCGGCAATCCAGCGTGGCCGCGGGCGGACGGGATGGACCTATGGGTACCGCGCTATCATTTGCCCGACCCTGCGGCGCCGACGAAGCTACCCATCCCCTGGGCGACCTGGCAGGTGCTCCAGTACACAGACGGCGATCAGGGAATCCATCAGGAAGTCCCGGGCGTGGGGTTCTGCGACTGCAACGTACTGGCCGGCGGGATGTGCTCCGAAGCCAGCCCCGAGAACGGATGAAATAAGACTGGAGCTGGCGTCACGTCCAGCTCCGCAAGCGCCGCCAGGATACGCTCGCGTTCAAACCGCTTGCGCGTGGCCACCTCGCAATCCGTACGTCCGTGATATGGGCACCAGTCCGTGACCATCGACCATAGAATGTTTGGCATGACGGTTGGACGCCGGAAGCGGAACAAAGGATTTTCCCGTAAAACCGCAGCAACGGATCAACAATATGGACATGGCAACACTGTACCTATTGCTCGACTGCGCCGTGCCTCTGACCGGTCTGTTGGTGCTCTGGTATCTGCACCGAGCTCGCCAGGCAGAACGTGCGTCAGAAAAAGCGGGCGCGTTTCTCGGGCGAGAAAACGAAGAGCTCAAGGGCGTGATCCACCAGCAGGCGCAGCTGATTGCGCATCTGGAGGTATGCAACTACCGCTTAGCCTGCGACCTTTTCGGCAAGGAGCGCGTCGATCGAGGCATCCGCGAGGCGGCGAACCGAGGCACAAACTGATGTCGCGCGAGCGATTGCCGGCGGAACGGCGCGGCCTCACGAAGCGAATCCACCTGCGCTACATGACCGAGCGAGGGCCGGAGGATCTGAAAATCTACGTGTCGACGGGGACCTACCCAGACGGCCGTCTAGCAGAGATTTTTCTGAAGGGGGACCGCACCGGCTCGACGATTTCGGGCCTGCTGGACGCGCTCTCGATCACGGCGTCCCTGGCGCTCCAGAGTGGCGTTCCCGTCGAGACGCTGGTCGAAAAGTGGTCGCGGCTACAATTCTCCCCGGCCGGCACCACCACCGACCCCGAGTTACCCAGGGTATCCTCGATCGTAGACGCCGTGGCCCGGTGGCTGCGTCTGCGATACTGCCAGCAAGAGCCGTAAGTGCGCGTAACAACTAGCGAATATAGATAGCGTGTTTTTCTTTACAAATAGCAGGACTAGCGTAATAATATATCTGTGACCGCGACGAAGCAGACAGCAGCCCGGGACCGCGAGACCAGCCGCGAGGCAGCGACTCGACTCAGCCCAAGCCAAATCTGCTGCGCTCAGGCGCCAGTAGTCCCGACCACGACGACCACCACCACCAACCTAGGAGACCTGCCATGACGACGACACTCCGACAGAGCAAGACCACGGGCGAGCGATTTTTGGTAGAGACAGATTCCGCCGACCGCAGCCCAGACGCCACCTACCTGATATCGCCGCCCCTGAGTAGCGACGACGCGGACGCGCTCCCGGCAGACTTGGACGATGTGAGCTTCGACGGAGAGTCTGTCCTGGTCACAGATGGCAGCATCGACGACCTCAAGATCGTCAGGTAGCCCCAGCCCTGGCCGGCGAACGGTCAGCCGCATCGACAGCGGCGCCAGGGCCCACACGACACCGACCGCAGGCAGGTGACCTGCGGCGAGACCACGAGACGGAGGACCGACGATGACGAAGCTCAACCTGGTGTACATGGTCAACAGCAGGCTGGTAAAAGACACCAAGGACGTGGACGACGAGCAACTGGCGGCGGCTGCCGAACTCGGGCGCAGCATTGTAGAGTTATACGGCGAGTTTTCGGCTGACGAGATGGACGATATCGACGACGAGGTGTTTTCGGAGCTGGGCGATGAGGCATACAGTCTGGCCTGCTCGGACGGCAGGCTCTGCGACGAGGTCCGAGGCTAGTCACCCACGCGCCCCGTGCGCGCTCCCCGGCCTACCACGCGTAGACCTGGGAGCGGGACCGAGGACACCACCACCCGAGACACGAGAGGACTGATCATGCTGACCAGCGCACGGCGTGGTACCGCCAGCACCAGCACCACCGAGGCTCGGGCGTGAGCCTGCGCCAGACATTTCGAGATCATCGAGACCGCCGGCAGGCCGTGACCGTCGGCGGCGAGTACGACCGGGGTGGCGTCCAGGGCTACGTGCTGCTGGCCATGCGCCCGCCCCGCCAGCAGCTTCGCCCCGCCGACGCCAGGCGGGTGGCCCGCACGCTCCTACGATTCGCAGCCAATGCCAGGAGGACACGACCATGACGACCACGACCCACGACGCACCAGAGTGCCGCGCCTGCGGAGGTGACGGCCGCATCGACATCAGCGACCCACTGACCGGTATTACACCGCGGATGGAGACCTGCCCGGATTGCGACGGGACCGGCGAGGAGCCCCGCAAAACGTGCTGTGACTGCGGCGAGCCTATCGAGTACGGCGCCGAGGTCAGGGCCGGCGAGACGATCACCTACTGCCCGACCTGCGCCGCCCAGGAACTCAAGGAGCAGCAGACGACCATCGCCGACCTTCGCGTGATTCTGCGCGAGACCCAGACCGCGGTGGTCGAGGGCCTCGCCAAGCTCACCCGAATTGACCACCCGGGGTCAGCGCTGTGACCTCCGCCCGCCACCGCGCAGCCGCCACCGCTCTGCGGACCAAATACCAGGCAGCGCGCCGGGGGATGATGCCACCAATCGTAGGCAGCTGGGGATACGAGATTTGGCCGGCGCTGGCCGCCGAGCACGACCGCCGAGCTGCCCAGATCGACCTATCGCTGGCCACGACCGCAGAAATGACCGCCATCGTAGACGACCTCAGGAGGACCCCGTGAAAAACGACCTGACCCAGACCCACCGAGACCGCGACGACCTGCCCGCAATCCCAGACGCCCACGCTATCGCCGAGGCAATTCTCACGCGCCGGCCCCCTCCGCCAGGGCTGACGCCACAGCAGGCGGTAGCCGCCATCCTCGACGGCGAGATTGCCGAGAACGACCTCATGGCCGAGGAGCTGGCTCGCAGGACGTAGCGGTGCCAGGTCCGGGCCTCTCGACGGAGCGGCCTGGAGTCGGCCCCGATACCACAACCACTACCCAGGAGACGACCATGACCGTACAAGAGATTTCGGCGCGAGACCTAGTCAGCGTCTACAGTGGAGGAAAGCCCAACGGCTGTCACTGCGGCCAGGGGGGCGCGTGCGGTACCTACTCCACCGATCGCGATGAGATCGCGACAACACTATCGCGCGTGCAACAGGCGACGAACTCGACCGTGCGCTATCGAGACGCAGAGTCGATCGAAATCGTGATCGACGGCGACGAGCTCGTCATCCTGTACCTCACCTAACGCCGAGACCCGCAACAACAACCACCCAGGAGGATCCCATGGCAACCAAGACCCAGACCACGTATCACAAGGCCCGCATGATCAACGGCACGCCCGCGGAAGACAGCTTCTTCCGTGGCCCGAACTGTGAAACCGTCGAACTCGCCCGCATGGCCAACATCCCAGGCGACGAGACGGCGATCATCAGGACCGACTGGCGTCTTGGAGGCGACGGGGACTGGCACCAGACCAGCATCGTGATCGTCGAGTGGCACCAGGGCACGGAAGGGGAGGTGCGCTGATGGAGCGGTTTTATGCGAAGACAAAGCTGGCGACTGAAGTGCGGCATGGGATGACCACGCCGTGTCTGGAGTGGACGGCGGTTCTGAGCGGTGGCTATGGTCAATTCTGGATGGCAAGTAAGATGAGACAGGCTCATCGCGTGGCATGGGAGTTTGTGCACGGCCAAATTCCCGACGGCATACAGGATGCGCACGGCTCAAAAACGCATCCGGAGTGCGTGCCACGTGGTGACCGCAACGGTTCACGCTTGCACCCAGAACGCGTGGCACGCGGCGAACGTGCATACGGTGCCAAGCTTACTGAGGCGAAGGTTCTGCGCATCCGAGAGCTTTGCGCAAACGGGTGGACACAGCAGCGCATCGCAGACGCCTTTGGCGTTTGCCAACAGCAGATCAGCAAGATTCTCGATCGGCAACGCTGGAACCACGTAGCGGGAAGGAGGGCTTAGATGGACACTCAAATTGTACACGCCGCCCTCTTTACCGTCGGGTCGAAACATCACTGGGGACTTCCTCTCCGGATCATCGGCGCCCCCGGCACGGCCAAGAGCGCGCTGATCGAGCGTGTAGCCCAGGCTGCGGGCCTGGAGGTCGAGGTCGTGATCGCGTCCCTCCGCGACCCGACCGATTTTCTCGGCCTGCCAGTTCCACGTCCCGACGGATCGGTCGGGTACGCGCCGCCCGCCTGGGCGCTCCGAGCTGCGGCGGCCAAGCACGCGGTGGTATTTTTGGATGAGGTCAACTGCGCGCCCCCAGCAGTCCAAGCAGCTCTGCTTCGCGTGGTCCTCGACCGTGTGGTCGGCGACTTCGTGCTGCCCGACACCGTGCGGATTCTCGCCGCCCAGAACAGCGTCGACGATGCGGCCGGCGGCTACGACCTCGCGGCCCCGCTGGCCAACCGATTCGGCACGCTGCCAGACTGGACGGGCCCATCCTGTCAGGACTGGTGCTCGTGGCTCCTGCAGGCCGGGAACGGCAATGAGGTCGAGGTCGCGACCACGGCCGAGGCCGAGGAGAAGCGCGTGTTGAAGCTCTGGCCAGCGGCCTACGCCAAGGCCTCCGGGATCATCACCTCGTTCCTCCGGCGTAAGCCCAGTCTGCTGCACGCGCAGCCGGCGAGTGGATCGCCCGAGGCATCGCTGGCCTGGCCGTCGCGGCGCTCGTGGGAGATGGCCACGCGCGCTCTGGCGGCCTCCGAAATCCACCACCTCGACGAGGCCGATACCGATCGCTACGTTGGCGCCTTCGTCGGCCCGGCGGCGATCCGCGAGCTGCGCAGCTGGCTGGTCAACGTCGACCTGCCTGACCCCGAGCGGTTGCTCGACGGCGAAATCGAGTGGAAGCACGACCCCGACCGGCTGGACCGAACCATGGTTGTCTGCTCGGCGTGCGCGGCCCTCGTGGCCCCGCAGTCGGCCGTCAAGAGGATGGCACGCGCCGAGGCCCTCTGGCACATGCTAGTCCCGCTGATGGAGGTCGCTGACGTGATCTTCCCCGCCGTCAAGACGCTGGCCTCGAACGAGGTGCGGCTGGTGCGCGGCCCGAAGGGTATGCTGAAAGACGCCGAGAAGGTCCTGGCCAAGTACCTCCCCATCTTCCAGGCCGCGGGCATCAAGGTGGGATCCTGATGGACTCCACGCTCACCGACGGGCAGCGCCTCTCAGCCGCCATCCTCGCGGCCGAGCAAAGGTTTCCGTACTTCGCAGCAGGGTTCAGCGGGCTGGTGCGGCGATTCGCGCCGGTGAGGACGATGGCGATGACCAAGACCGGCATCCTCCTGGTGGACCCGGACTTCCTCGCGGTCATCACGGCGCCCCAGGCCGGCGAGGTCGTCTCGCACGAGCTGCTCCACCTGCTGCGCCGGCACTGCGATCGCATAGACGCCATCCCGCAGGTCAATCGAGAAATTGCCGGGGTGGCCGTGGATCTTGAGATCAACGACGACTTAAAAGAGGAGCTACTGCCCGCCGACCCGAGCCTGCCCAAGAAGTACGGCCTGAAGAACGGCCAGATGGCCGAGGAGTACTATAACGAGCTGCTCAAGCAGGCGACCACGCAGGCCGGAAAGGGCGGCCAGGGCAAGGATGGCAAGGGGACAGAACAGGACGGCGATAGTGAGGGCGAGGGCTGCGCTACAGGCAAGGGCAACGGCAAGGGCAACGGCAAGGCAGACGTCGCGCGCGGGAAATGCGGCTCTGGCTCGGGCGGACCCCCGGTGGACGGTGAGCCCGAGGGCGCGTCCGGCGCCAAGCCCCGCAGCTCGGCCGACCTAGACCGCATCCGCCGGGACGTGGCCGAGGCTATCCAGCAGCACGTCGCCCAGAAGGGGCGGGGGAGTGTTCCGGGCGGCCTGCTGGTGTGGGCCGAGTCCGAGCTCCAGCCGCCGAAGGTCCGCTGGCAGGATCAGCTACGACGCGCCATCCGGGCCGGGGTGGCAACGATCGCCGGGAGGGTCGACTACACCAGGACGCGCTTCTCGCGGCGCCAGGCTGCGTTTGGGGCGGTCGCGCGCGCCCTGGGGGGCAGTACGCCCCTGATGCCGGCCCTGTGCGCCCCACGGCCGCGCGTAGCGTTCGGAGTGGATACCTCGGGAAGCATGGGCCACGACGAGCTTGTGCGTGCTGTAAGCGAGGCCCAGGGATGCCTACGAGCCATCGGGACGCCAATCGTGTTCCTCGCATGCGACGCGGCCGTGCACGAGACTCGCGAGGTGCGGACGGCGGCCGAGCTGGCATCGCAGCTTAAAGGTGGAGGTGGGACAGATTTTCGGCCGGTATTTCAGGCGGTCGAAGAGCTGCGCCCCAAGGTCGACCTGTTCGTGTTCGTCACGGACGGCCAGGGGCCGGCACCGGCGGCAGCTCCACGCGGGTTCGAAACGATCTGGGTGTTGGTCGGGCCGTACTCGTCGGCGCCGTGCGGTTGGGGAAAGAAAATCCAGATCAAGGAATAATTGTACAAACTAGACACGACTAGCTAGACTAGGTTTCGACTTTTCACGTGAAACATGCAGGAGGACCCAATGACCACGACCGGAACGACCCAAGGCATCGTTACAAGCAAAGACTTTCTCGCTGTCCCTGAAGGAACCCCGCAAGCCGGGGCGATGAGCTGGTGGGAATTGAGCGGCCTCGTCGACGTCGAGAAGCTACGGGTGGCCTGGCAGGCGGCAGGACTGGACATCGCTCTGGTGCCCGAAGCCGTAGCGCCCAAGGCCGCCCTCAAGCGCGCGGTCGAGACGCTGGCCGAGCAGCGCAAGCTGGTGCGGCCCCTGGCCGGGCGCGAGGGCTACAGCCTGGTCGAGGAAACCGCCCAGGGCGAGACGCTGGCCTATCAGCAATCCGTGGTGGCGACCGTCGACGCTGACGGCGTCCTCAAGATCGAGCCGGCGACCGGGCCTCTTGCGGACTCGATTCAGGCGAGCTACCAGCGGCATTTGGTCAACCTGGTCCCCTCCGATATCTCCAGCCTGCTGGTGCATTTCTGCGAGTCTCTGGACGCGGTAGCGTTGCGGGCGCGCGGCGGGTTCTACTTTCTCCCCCCGGCGTCGGTGGACAAGTTCCGCCTGGCCGCCGAGGTGATCCGGTCGGTGGGCGCCCACGTCTGCTACGAGATCCCGGCCCTGCGCACCGAGAGCGCCGTCCAGGCCATCCTCGCCGCGGTCGAGCGTGAGGCCAGCGCCGAGATTGCCGAGTTCGAGGCCATCCTATCGAACGTCGAAGCCGGCCCGCGGGCGCTCAAGACCAAGGCTAAGCAGTGCGACCGAGTGGCCACCAAGGTCGCCGGCTACGAGGCGCTGCTGGGGACGTCGCTGGTCGAGCTCCAGGGTCAGTTGTCGGGGCTGAGGTCGCGGTTGGCGGAGGCGGCGATTCTGGCTCAAGCTGAGGACGCGGCGGCGTAGGACAATGCTCCTAGGAGCCACCAAGTTCGGCGAGAGCGCAGATGCGCATACCGAGCATAATGCTCTTCTGACGTCTATGTCGCGCATCCACTTTCGAGCCAGTTGGTGGGAGTACAACTACGCTCTGTCCTGTGCCTATTGCTTGCTGTGTAGTCGGCCAATCGGCGCGAAAATTGGGGTCACCGATGCGATGTTCGCGTCAGTTGTTGAACACGAACGGTGTCACATAGACGCCCTCGGAGCCGAGAAGGTCGCGGCGGCTGAGGCTCTATATCTGATAGAAAGCGAAGAAGCGCGCAGTCAGATTGTGGGCTTCCATCAGCCTACACACGCGGAGCACTTTATCGGCAGCTCTGTGTCCACTATAGTCGCCGATGGTCCGCCTGAGATAACCTATGCACCTCCGCCATCCTGGAAGAGCGTGATTGAAGAGGTCTGGGGCTGCATACCGAACGCCGTACTACCACCAACCGAAGGACCATGACCAATGAAAGACGCAACCACGGCAATTGTGCGCAACTACTCCTTTCTTTGCGGCTGGCTGGAAATCCAGGAGCTGCGGCAGCAGGCCGAACTGGCGAAGCTCGAAGCGGCCCGCACCTGGAAGCCAGACGGGGCGCCTCTCGAAGCCTGCCAGGCGAAGGCGATGACGGGGGCGCTCTGGCTTTACGTCCGCAAGGCACGTGCCCCGGTGTACGCGTCCCGCCACTGCATCGCCGAGCTGGACGGGTGCAAGCGGGAGGTCCTGCGAAGCATCGACCACGTCCCACTTCCGGCCGAGCCGGCGGAGGCGCATCTGGACCGGCACCGGGTCGCGAACCTCATCACCCGCATGCTGGCGCTGCTGCCCGGTGGGGACTTGGCGGGCGAGGTGCTGCTGGAGGAGCGCAAGCCGGCCGAGGTCGCCAAGCTGCGGAAGGTCCCGGTGCGGGACGTCTACCAGGCGGTCCAGGACGCAAAGAAGAGACTGGGGCGAAGCCGACAGTTGCGCGAGTACGCGCTGGAGTACCTGGGCGCTTGAACGACTCTCTCGCTCTCATAATCCTGGCTGGCATGTGGAAGCACGCCAATTTCCACGAGGCCCGCGGGGAGAGCAATGCTCGTGGCTGGTGTACGCGAGAATGGGACCGTATCCAGTGCCGACTCTGTGGCGGCAAGGTCGACTCCCGCGACGTATCCGGCCACGGCCGTAAGCACATTGCTGCCATTGAGGGACAGTATCAGTCGTTTTGGGTCGTCCTATCGATGGAGATGCAGACCCATGGCAAGCTCTACGAGCTCGACGTGGGAGCTGTCGTCGAAGAGGTTTTTGGCTTCCGGCCAGGGACGCCGGAGGCCAGGCAGTTCTGGCAAGAGCACGGAGGAAACCCATCATGAAGTCAACAGTACGGAAACCACTACAGCACGCCCAAGAGGACCGCATGCGCGCGCAAGGCTATCTCACAGTGGCCGAGACGGCACGGCTGGCCGGCGTGAACCGCCAGAGCGTGAACCTCTGGATTGCCAAGGGGGCGATTCAGCACACGCGGGTGGGGCTGCGCATCTACATCGTCAAGGCGAGCCTCGTGGCGTACCTGGGTCCGGATGGGGCGAAGGCGTTGCTGGAGGCCACGACGTGAGCGCACGGGAATGGAATCCCCGATACTGGCTCTTTGCTCGGTCCCAAGGTCACACGCCCGAGGAGCAGATGGCGGCGGACGACAGGTCCTGGCCTGGCGGTCTGATGACGGGGTTCATTTGCTGGGTCGGCGCGCGCTGGCGGGAATTCTGCCGGGCGCATCAGGTCCCGAACGCCGACCAGGCGTACCTCAAGTTCGGCGAGCAGACGGACGCGATGTTCGACCAGTGGCTCGGCGAGCAGGTGGTCGGAGCAGCCGAAACTTTTTCGGAGAAAACCGCCCCACAAGATCAACAATAGAGACAGCCGCACCAACGCGGATACCGCCGCCCGGACCTTGCCGTAACTGCCGGGCGGCGGGCAACCTTCCCGAGGAGACCAGAACATGACCTTTGACCGAAAGGCCGATGCCGCGAAGAGATGGAGCCTAGTCGGTAGGACGTTCGGTCGGTGGAAAGTTATAGCGCGCGCGAGCAACGCCTCCGGAGTGTCGCGGTATTTTTGTCGATGTTCTTGTGGGGAAAACTCAATAGTTTACGCCATGCATCTGCGCAGTGGGAGATCGGCATCATGCGGATGCCTACGAGGTGATCAGGTGGGAGAACGGTCCATGCTTATCCGGTTCACGCGCTCCACTGATTCGATAGGACTTGAACAATGAAAACTGCTCCGATGGTTATACACACAATAGCGCCAAAGATCGAAGCCATGATGACAGGTGTCGCAGAGGCACAACAGCTAGCAAAAGGTGGAGCTATTACGCTGTTTTACACCGATGGAACGGCCGAACGCTCTGCCAGTAAAGGCAAGCGATTAGGGCGATTGGAAGCGGACGGATCGGTGTCGCCGGGCGATTTCAATTCTCTTTTTGAGGTGGTTTCCCACGTGCAGAGTCAACGTCCGAAAACTAAGCTTTTTCACACCTAGAGGGTGTCAACCGGATAAGCATGGAACGGTCAATCAAGCATGACCATGCACACCGCGGGGGACAATCTCCAACCTATCGCACATGGTGCTCTATGTTGTCGCGCACACGAGCGACCAAGGGGGATATGTTCAAGAAGTACGGATCTCGTGGAATAACTGTTTGTGAACGCTGGAAATCTTTTGAGAACTTCCTGGAAGATATGGGGGAACGTCCGACCGGGAAGACTATTGATCGGATCGATAACGGCGGTAATTACGAGCTAGGAAATTGTCGCTGGGCTACCCCGAGTCAGCAGGCGTTCAACACTAGGATCCAGAAGAACAATACAAGTGGTGTCAGAGGTGTATTCCGAAGCGGAAGCAAGTGGGCCGCTGTAATTGGAGGAAGAAGGTCCAGGCAACGCCTCGGCGTCTTCGTGCGAAAGGAAGATGCTGAGATAGCGTATCGGAAAGCTAGAATCAAACGAGAAGGAGATTCCAGATGAGTGACCAAGCCAAGACGGCAGTTGTAGTGGCAGAGCAAGGGACCATGGTTAGGCCAGACTACGGCCTCGACGTCAATCGCGCGGTCGCAATGCGGATGGCCGTCGTCGAGGTGATGCAAAAGGTGATGAAGGAGGGCACCGACTTCGGAGAGATTCCCGGGACGACTCAGGTTGGAAAGAAGCCCAAGAAGGCGCTTTTGCAGCCGGGCGCTGAAGTTCTCTGCCAGGTGTTCAGGCTTCGCCCCGAGTACATTGTTGAAACGAGAGACGAGCGTCCCGACTTCATTCTTCGGGAAGTACGCTGCAAACTTTTTAATTCCGTAACTGGGGAATTAGTCGGCGAAGCCATTGGATCTGCTAATAGCCGGGAACAGAAGTACCTGGTACAAACCTCGGCACGCCTATGCCCAGCTTGCGGCAAGGCGACGATCATCAAGGGCAAGGAAGAATTCGGCGGGGGGTGGCTGTGCTTTGCCAAGAAGGGAGGATGCGGCGCCAAATACGGGGATGAGGATAAGAAAATTCTCGATCAGACCGGGGCAATCAGCCCGGACAAGGTCATGGATCTCCACAACACGATTATCTCAATTGCACAGAAGCGCGCCTACGTCAAAGCGGTCAGAAACGCAACCGCGTGCTCTGACATCTTCACCGACGAGGACGCCCCGCCGGATGACGACGACCAGGGCCATCCTGGCGCCCACGCCCCCCGCACCTCCGGCGCCAAGCCCGCCGCCGTGCCCAAGGCCGGCATGACCGAAGTCCAGAGGCTGACCCAAGCCCTTATCGCCGCGCAGATTGGGACCGCGGACACAAGCCTTCCCGAGGCCGAGCAGAAAGAGCAGGCCAAGCGAGCCAAGCTCGGCTGGGTCAACGGACATTTGGAGGACGCCGAGGAAGCGAAGGTCAGTGGGTTCCTGGAACTGACGTCAGAACAGATCAAGTGGCTGATTGAGAAGGCCGAGAAGGGCCTTTGCCCTCAAGGTTGGTGAACGAGTCTGGCACGGGGCCAGCCCGTCACGGCAGCGCTGGAGTCGATTGCGCAAGCGACCGAGGTGCCGACCTCGCGACAGCCTAGAAACCATTGCCGGCCGTGGGCCAGATGACCGGCACTTTCAAACAGGAGTAAGTCAATGTCACGAATCCCCGTTCGCCCATCGTCCCTTCAGCTCGCCGAGCAATGTCTACGCGCCCCGTGGCTCGCGACCAAGTACCCCTCCTCCTACGCCGCCACCCGTTTCGGCAGCGCCGTGGACAAGCAGGTGACGATCATCCTGTCGTGCATGCTGGTCGGCGACACCGACAACCTGCCGACCGAGGAAGAGTTGCTTCCCGAGACCAGCAAGATTCTGGAGTGGCTGGAGGCCAACTACCCGGTCGAACAGTGGCAGTATTTCGTGCAGGAGAAGGTCACGCTGCGCGACCCAGAGACCGGCGCAGTGCTCACCGCTGGTACCCCCGACCTCATGTGTCTGCACCGGACGGAGCCTCGCTTCGTGGATGTGGACTGGAAGAAGCGAGGGCAGCTCTGGGCCGGTCACCTCCCGCCGCCCGACGAAAATCTGCAACAGCTGGCTTACGTCGCAGCCTTCTGGCTGGAGACCGCCCAGAGCCGTCCCATCGAGCAGGCCAAGATAGTGCTCTGCTGCTGGGACGCATGGGGCGTGACGCCGCAGGAGTCGGGGGACATCCGCGAGGACCGTCTGCGCGAAGTGGTCGAGAGAGTGCGGGCGGTTCCCAAGGTGGACGTGGACGGGCCGCAACCCGAGGCGGCCGTGGGCGAACAGTGCGACCACTGCTGGTCCCGAATGCACTGCGACGCCCATCTGCTTCCCATGGCAGTTGCCATCAAGGCCGGCCTACCTGCTCCCTTCGCGGAATTCACCGACCAGCCCCTTACGGTCGAGACGACGGTCAAGGCCCTGGGCTGGCTCGAAGGGGCGGACCGCGTCCTGCGTGAGGCGAAGAAGATCAGAGACCTGGTCGAGAACAATATCGACGCCTTCGTGATGCAGAACGGTCCGGTCGAGGTAGACGCAATGATGTACGGACCGGTCATCTCGAAGCCGCGACGGATGGGGGCTACCGTGGAAATCCTGAAGGCTATCGGGCGCGAGGATCTGATTCGCCTCGGCGACGCCAAGATCACGTGCAAGTGGACGAAGGCGCCGCCGAAATAGTGCCGAAAACGCGGACGACCGATCAACAATAGATCTGGAGGACCCCAACCATGAAATCGATCTGGAAGTTTCCGCTGACGATAGCTGACCGTCAGGAAGTGCAGATGCCGGTCGGAGCGAAGGCACTTACGGTGCAACTCCAGTACGGAGAGCCGTGTTTGTGGGCGATGGTGGAAACGGAAGCGAAAAACATGCTCTACCCAGTCTGGATGCATGGAACCGGGCACCCAGCAGACGAAGCGGCAAGAGCGGGCCGTTATGTGTCGACCGTTCAGCTGCAGGATGGCGCCTTGATCTTCCACTTCTTCGTCGGCAACAGCGCCTGATGACCATCGTCCGAATTTACCTGAACGACCAACTACTGGACCTGACTCAACCCGAGGAGACCCGAACCATGGCGAACGAACCCGAGATCCAAATTACCCGCTTGCGCTTGAACCACTTCCGAGGCTGGGACCAAGTCGATGTTGAGGTCGGCCCTGGCGGGACGATCTTCAAGGGCAAGGAAGCTACCGGCAAGTCGAGCTTTCTATTTGGCATTCGCGCCGCGGTGGAGGCGGAAGGCATTGGCCCCGAGGCACTGCGGTTCGACGCCCCGAACGGCGGCGTGGTGCTGGACATGGTGAAGGTCGAGCAGGCCCGCCGGACGGCGATGCAGCTCAAGCGGACCATCAAGCGCAAGGGCAAGGGCGAGCTGGAGCTACTGGGATCGGACGGCGTCCCCATCCCGCGGCCGAAGGAACAGATCGATGCGATGTTCTCGGGCCGACGTCTCGACCCCCTGGAGGTGTACAAGGTCATCAACGATGCCAAGAAACTGCGCCAGCTCATCATGGAGGCCAACCCGGTCACCGTGACCGGCGAAGACCTCAACCGGTGGTGCGAGACCGCGCAGGAGTGGAACACCGAGGGCCACGGCCAGGAGGTGCTGACCCGCGTGCGTGAGATGTACGAGGCGAAGCGCAAGACGGCCGGCCAGGCATCGGACCAGGCCAAGGCCGCGGTGGTGATGAAGACGGCGGCGGCCAATGGCCACGGCCTGCGGGTCGACAATCCCGAGCCCATGACCCCGGAGGCGGCCCGCACCCACGTGGCGGCGGCAGAGCGGGACCTGGCGGTGCTGCTGGATCGGCGGCGGCAGGCGGACCGTCGCGTGTCCGAGAGCGAAGGAACGCGGGCGAAGGTGGCAGAGCTGAGGGCCCACGCCGAGGAGATAATGGGAAGGCCAGAGTCGGTCAGGCCGACCGAGGGCGAATTCGCAGCGCTCAACAGCGAGCACCTGGCGGCGCTCAGGGCGTTCGACGAGGCGAAGCTGCGTCTGGCAAAGGCTGTCACAGACCTCGACGGCTATCGCGATCGCCAGAAGGTCGCCTGCGATTTGCTCGACCAGGCGGACGCCGCTATCAACCAGGCCAACACCCTGGAAGCGGCCATCGCGGGAGACGAGGACATGCCGGCTCTCGCGGAGCAGACCATCGCAGCCGAGGCCGCCAAGGTCGAAGCTGAGGCGGTCGTGGTGCGGGCGGAAGCCGCTGCCAAGTGGCGCGCGGCCAAGCAGGAGCTGCTCGCGGCCGAGGCCACCCAGAAGACCGTCGACGAGGAGTGGGAGAAGCTGGATCGCATCATCAAGCGTCTATCCAAGGAGGCCCCCTCCGAGCTCGCCGCTCATTCCGACATGATCCCTGGCCTGGAGGTCACCCCGGACGCCGTCTACCTAGACAAGAAGAACCTCACGGTGCTGAGCGGTTCGGAGCGATTGAAGTTCGCGGTGGCCCTGGTCAAGCGCATGGCCGGCAAGGCAAAGATTCTCACGGTCGACGGAATGGAAGCCATCTCGCCGGCCGAACAGCCAGCCTTCGTGCGGATGTGCCTGGAGGGCGGTTGGGTGTTGTTCGCTACCGTCGTTTCAGATGGCCCACTACAAATTGTGGACGCCTACTCGTTTGCTAACGGCGGGAAGGCGGCGTAGCCATGCCGTGCATCCCAATTACGATTGGCGGAGTGACGGCGATTGTCTGCACCAGAGACAAGCCTAAGTGCTCGGTCCCAGGGTGTCTCAACCGCCACACGCAGCTGTGCGACTACCCGGTGCTGCGCAAGGGTGAGAAGGAAACGTGCGATGCCAAGCTATGTGACCAGCACGCGGTCTCGGGCGGGCCGGACCTTTGCTACTGCCCTCCGCACGCCCGCATGATGGCCGACGCGAAAAGGAAGGTCAGGTGATGCCGAAGCTTTCCTACCCTGGCCGAGTCCATCGTGGGATGAAGGCCAATTTGTGCACATCCTGTCATGGCGGCTTGGCCTACGGAATCCCCAAGACCTTCGACCCGCGGTGCGAAGGGTGCCAGGCCAAGCTCGCGCGCTACCGAGCCAGACAGACTTGCCCGTGCAAGCAGGACCCCGAGTGCTCGAAGTGCACGAAAGACCGCATGCTGGGCCTTCGCGACGGCACCGAGCCCATCCCGAAAAAGTTCTCCATCGGGAACTGGAAGTTCCGCAACATGACGGCAGAACAGCGGAAGCGGAGCGAGGAGCGGCTGCTGAAGGAAGGGCCTGCAAGGAGGGCGGCGCGTTGAAGCCCTATCGCTGGAGGAGCGACGGATGGCCGCTGTGCCCAGAATGTGGAGGGGACGAACTCGCTATTCTGGACCTCGACGACCCCACCAAAGCTCCCCAACTGGAAGACCTGAAGACACACTGGCTGTACTGCTACGCGTGCCGGCGACACACGGTTGCTGAAGGCGAGGCGGTGCCATGAGCACATTCGCCATCCCAGTCACTCTGAAGCGCAAAACCGACGCCGCTATTCTGGTCGAGGACGAAGACGGCGAGGAAGTGTGGATTCCCATCTCGCAGCTCGACGATGAGACCGAAATCTTGGAGGACAGCGAAATCGGAGAAGAGGGCAAGCTGGTCATTCCCGAATGGCTGGCAACGAAGAAAGGCTGGTTGTGAAGCGCCTAACCCCTCTCCGCACCCGCACGCCCCTGCGCCGCTTGACCCCGTTGCGCCAGGTCTCGCCGGAGCGCCGAGCCCGCAAGGCCCACGACACCGAGTACATGCTGTGGGTGAAGACGCTCTGCTGCTGCGCCCCTGCCCACCGCTGTCGTGGAGTGGTCCAGGCTCACCATGCCGGTAAGAGGCCGGGCATGCGTCTCAAGGCGCCCGACTCCACGTGCATCCCTCTCTGCCCCCAGGCCCACCGGGACCTGCATTCCCAGGCCGGGCCGTTCCGGGAGATGACCGGCGCCGAGCTGCGCCAGTGGCAGAACGCCCGCATCGAGGAGACGCAAGCGGCGTGGCACATTTTGCTGAAGAAAACCGCCGGGAAAGATCAACAATAGGACCGGAGGCTCACCATGGACGACGGCGCGAAATGTCATTACCTGAAGTGCTGGCCCCAGTTCTTCGAGCCCACCGCCCGCGGTCTCATGCCCTTCAACCTGCGCAAGAACGACCGGGACTTCCAGGCGGGGGACTTGGTCGTCATGTACGAGTGGGATCCCGAGGTGGAGAGCGAAACCGAGGGCTACACGGGGCGCGAGGTGCACGGGACCATCACGCAGGTGATCGAGGGGCTGGGGGATGGCTACGTGGCCCTGGCTATTGAGTGGACGGTAACGTGACCGCCGCCATCCTATCCATCTTCTTCGCTGTCTCCCCTCCGGGGCTCGCCTGCCCGAAGCTTGCCCATCACGTGCTTCGCGAGTCCGCCGAGCACCACATTCGCCCTCAGCTCCTAGACGCCGTGGCGAGGGTAGAGACCGGCTGCGACTCACGCAAGGTGGGCAAGGCGGGCGAGCTCGGGGCCTGGCAAATCCTTCCCACCGGAAGCGCCGCCCGAGGTAGGAAGAAGCGCGGTCTCTGGAGGCCGGCCGTCAACGCCCACCTCGCGGCGTCCCACCTGCGAAGGCTGCTCGACCTATGCGACGGCAGCGAGGTAGCGGCCCTCGGTATCTACCAAGGGAAACGGCGGAAATGTGACCAGCGACCAACGCCCTACGCCGCCAAGGTGCTTGAGATTGCAATGGAGAGACCATGACCTATGCACGAGGTACGACGGTGTCAGAGGAGAAGTCCCGCGCCGAGATCGAGCAGACGATTCGACGCCATTGCGGAAGGGAAGCGGCTTTCACCTACGGCACCATGCCGGGCAAGGCGGCGATTCAGTTCTCCGCGCACGGGCGCCAAATTAGGTTCGAGCTTCCGCTGCCATCGAAAGAGGAGGCTATCGAGAAGGCCAGGGACGGCCGCGCTCCCGGAAGGAAGCCAACGCCTACGCAGGTTGAGGACTGGCTGGACCAGGAATACCGGCGACGCTGGCGCTGCATGCTGCTGATCATCAAGGCCAAGTTCGAAGCGGTCGAGATGAAGATGGAGCTCGCCGATACCGACGAGGAACAAGCCCAGGTGTTCGAACAAGAGTTTCTGGCCTGCATTGTCGGAAACGGTGGCCAGACGCTCTACCAGGCAATCCAGGAAGCCAAGGTCGGAGGCCAGCGGCTCCTTCCACCTCTCACCGGAGAATCGTCGTGAAACACTACGCGCCCCAGCCCACCCACATCGTTCCCGCCATCCCGGCCGTATCGAAGCTGACCCTCCTGCAATACCGGAAGCAGGCCATCGAGGCCCAGATCGCAACCGAGCTCCGGACCGCCCGGGAGGAAGTGCGCCCGGCCAACGTCAAGGTCATGTCAGCCGTTTTGCGGGCCGTGAAGAAGGACCTCGCACGGGTCAAGCCGTAGCCGCCGCGCCCAACCAGAAAGGCCTTTATTTGCCACTGCGAGTGGCGTAGATTTGACCCCGCTTTAGGATCACCATGCATGCCATCAACCGTCGAGATCGATCGCGCACAGAACGCACCCCACCCCCGGTGGTCCTAAAGCAACTTTCGGGTGCTGAGCGTGTGAACGGTGCGCGGTCGAGCCCGACGGTTGATGGCGTGACGACTTTTCCCGACCCCGCCGCCAACTGCAGCAGCGAAATCCCTCCTGACCCAAACCAGGCGGTGGGGTCGGGGCTCCGCGAGGTCTCCCCATGAAACGGCGCGACGGTAAGTCCAAGCGGCGCTGTAACCACGGCACGGACGCTCTTGCTACCCTAGTAGCGGACGTCTGCAACGACGCCGGTGGCGTGCGCTGGTGCCGGAGGTGTCGAGCTGCCCACCTCGCCATGCACGCGCGCTGCCCGCGCTGTGGGGGCGTCCTGGGAGCGGTTCCGCGGCCGTCGAGAATCAAGGAGGAAGCAGCATGAGCTACCAGGCCGACCTTCAGGATCCTCGGTGGCAGCGCAAGCGACTGGAGATCTTCCAGCGCGACGCCTTCGAATGCATTCGTTGCGGCGACCGCGAAACAACTTTGGTCGTCCACCACCGAAGCTATCACCTGCGTCCATGGGATTGCCCAGACTTCGATCTTGAGACGCTTTGCCAACCATGCCATCAAGCAGAACATGCGGTGCAGGATGACGGCGGGCCCACGTTGTTCGCTCTGCGCCAGATGATCGAGCGAGCCCACTCTGTGCGCAACTGGGACGAACTTTGGCGGTTGTGCCACCTAAGAAAGTTCGAGGGCTGACGAATGGCCCGCATACGAGCAATTCACCCACGCGCCCCCATGGATGAGGACGTGGCCAGTCTTCCCATGGATGCCCGCGTCCTATGGGCTTACCTTCCGTGCTACGCGGACAAGGAGGGACGCCTTGAGGATCGGCCTCTCTTTCTCAAGGGTCAGGTCTTCCCAGGTGACAGCGTCGACGTCGGGTCCATGCTGGATATGTTCGCATCACGAGGGTTCGTGATTCGGTACGTCGATCATGAGGGACGGAAGCTGATCCAGATTTCCCACTTCCACCGATACCAGCGTCCCGACCACCACGAACGAGAGAGCGTACTTCCTGCCCCGGCAAACTGGGTACCGGCGAAGCGATATGGTGAGGATGAGGAAAATGCCCAGGCAATGCCCAGGCAACGCCCAGGCAAACCGGCGTCTACCCCCACTTCGGCGCCCGATTGCCCAGGCAAACCGGCGTCTACCCCCACTTCGGCGCCCGATTGTACGGGCAAAGCCGCTCCGGGACTCCGGGACTCCGGGACTCCGGAACAAGAGAGAGAGCTCGCGCGCGATCTGTGTGGTACGGAGCACGTAGTACCACCAGCCAACGAGTACGGGAAACCGACGCCCTACAACGTGGTCTCGATGTACCTGGCGATCAGGGCTGAAACCATCGGAGGGGCCAAGAAGCTATTTGCGCAGCCACAGGCGTCTGACGTCGAAAAGGCAGCATCGTGGCTGTCCTCCATGACCCCGGAGGATTGCAAAGACCTAGAACCGGCGATTCGTCTGGCGTGCCGGCACGTGAAGGATGGAGCTCAGGGATGGACACATCCGGACATGGTCAAGGTCGGTTTTTTGTTTGGGTGCATCGTGCGTGGATGGCCAGACCTGCGGGAAGAGCTCCACGAGTGCGCGCCCAAACCTAGAGTTTCGGATCGAAACGGCGAGGAGAAACCCAAGCCTCGCTCCACACCGGTGAAGTTCATATGACGCTGAACATCGACCCGTTCAAGGCAGAGGACGAATTTCGCGAGAAGCTTCGGGAAGCTGGGCTTGTGCCACCTGGAAGCATCGACGGGTCAGGGAAGCTCGTACGAATCGATCTCGACAGCAAGCGACCAGGAAACAAGTATGGCTTCTACGTGTACCACTCCGACGGGATCCCGTCCGGTGCATTTGGGAATTGGACGATCGACAAAAAGGACTGGCAGACGTTTTGCGCGGTGGACTTAAAACGAATCTCGGCAGACGAGAACGCCGAACACAAGCGGAGATTGGACGCTGCTCGGGCCGCCAGGGATGAGGAAGAGCGAAAGGTTCGGCAGGAAGCTGCGGCCAGGGCTGACGAGATTTGGAGCAATGCCACGGAATGCTCCGACCACGCGTACCTGCGCAAGAAGCAGGTCAAATCGTATGGTCTACGGGTGCATCAGGATCGGCTCGTGGTGCCCGTCCGTGACTCCCAGGGCAAGATCCACTCGCTCGAATTCATCGATGCCAATGGCCGGAAGATGTTCCTAGCAGGGGGACGCAAAGCTGGATGCTGGTTCATGCTTGGCGAACCCGGTGAGGTCGTATGCATTGCCGAAGGCTACGCAACCGCGGCCAGCATCCACGAGGCGATCGGTCACGCCGTGGCGGTGGCTTTCGACTGTGGCAATTTGCCTGCAGTAGCGCGCGCGCTTCGGGAGAAATATCCGACAGCAAAGCTCGTCATCTGTGCCGACGACGATATCGCGACCAAGGGGAATCCTGGAAAGACTGCCGCCGAGAAAGCTGCGAGGGAGGTTGGCGGTGTAGTGGCGATTCCGGAGTTCTCGGCAAACCGACCAGAGGGGGCGAGCGACTTCAACGATCTCCGCGCGGCGGATGGCATCGCCGCAGTCATGGATTGCATCAACCGGTCGCTTGCAATCGACGACGGGCCCATAGATGCGGAAGATCTCTTTCCGCAGGTCATGCAAGAGATCATCGACCGCAAGGAGGGAAGGAGCAAGAACACGCTCAGCTTCGGCATCAAGTCGGTTGATCGGATGACCAACAAGATGCGACGCGGGTATGTGACCGTCATAGCTGGTTTGCCCGGATCTGGGAAAACAAGTGCAGCGTTGGACATCTTGATTCACAATGCGCAGCACGAAGTCCCAAGCCTGTTTTTCTCCCTGGAGATGGATCGGATCGACATCGGTATCCGATGCCTGTCGAAGAATTCCGGAGTGCCGGCGGTCCACCTGTTCTCGGACGAAATCAAGCTCGACGACGCAAGCTTGCGGTGGAGCGATGTCGTCACAGCGAACGGTAGGATGGAGAAGCTTCTCTTGACGTTGGACGATCGGATGGTGTCAATTACGAAGCTCGAAGAGCAGGCGCATCTCTGGTACGCGAAGAAGGTCAAGGCATCCGGAAAGCCAACAGGGTTGATTGCAATCGACTACCTCGGTCTCATCCGGTCGGATGAGAGTTCTCAGAATCGCAATCGCGAGGTAGCTGGCTTCTGCCATCGGGTGAAGCAGCTCGCGAAGGATCTACGTGTTCCTGTTCTCTTGCTGGCCCAACTGAATAGGGAAGCGGCGAAGCGAGGAGGAGAGCCGGAAACCTCAGACCTGCGCGACAGCGGAGAGATTGAGGCGATGGCAGATCTGATCATTTTCCCCTATTTGCAGCCGCGCGACGACGATGGCGAGATCGTAAAACTGAACGCCGACGCCACCCCGGAAGAGCTTAGGAACCACATCGACAAGTGGATCGTGCGCAAGAATCGAAACGGAGCCAAGGGCGCTGCTGCGGTGAAGTGGAATGCAGAGATCATGCAGTACACTGGTGTAACGAAGGACGATCCGGAGCAAGCGGCGGCCGGAAGTCCAGACGGCGAAGAACCCCCGCCCCGATGGACCGGGCCGCCGAACTGGCAAGACGGGAGGGACTCATGAACGCCACTCCGATTGAGGAGCTTCTGGTGCGCAAGAAGGCTTGCGAAGATTGGGCGAAGCATAACGCCGCCTTCGACTTGGCACGTGCCCAAGGCGCGGATTTCCACTGCGCGACCATGGCGGGATTTGCAGCGACCGATACACCGAGGACCCAGGAACGAGCTGAGAAGGAGACCACCATGAAATGCTGGACCCATTGCGGACGAACGCTCGACGAACTCGACAACTACTGCCCGGCCTGCGGGGAGAAACGTCCGCCGGAAATATCCCAGTGCCCCCACTATTGGGCCAACCCAACGGATCCTGACATGAGATGCGTCCTGCTGGAGGGTCACGACGGGGATCATGCATTTCGGAGCGGGGTTTTCCTTGGACACACTACAGCTGGCGTGGAGAAGCGTCCGAGAGATAACTCACCCATCGACGTGGATGCGCTGGTCGATGAATGGACGAAGACTCCGTTTCCGCCAGGCAGCAAGACGTGGGTCGAGGAACAGAACGCTGGTCTACGGCAACTCGCGGCCATGGCGGCCGAACGCGCCCAGTGCGCCACCATCGACGAACTGAACCGCCTGCGCGCTTGCGAGGTTGCCCTGCTTCGTCTGCGCGAAATCTACGCGACGTCCAAGGGCTCCGACGGGTGCGGCACTGTCGGCGGTGACCTGTGCGCAGAGTGGAACGCATTGCTAGGAGGTGGAGCCGCGAAGTCCGCCCAGCCCGCACCGGCACAGGACGGGGGCCGGGCGACGAGTAACGGATTCAGGAACGGGCGCAGGGTCTGCGAGTTGTGCCAGGGAGGCGGCCCATGTTTGTACGACGAGAAGCGACACGCGTACCTGTGCCGAGCCTGCCACAGTGACCCGGCGGACATCTTCTTTGGTGAAGCCGAGCGGGTCGAGCCAGCCGCAGCTAAGGCATGCCACGCCACTCCCGACGGTGATTGCTGGCACAAGGACTGCCCGCAGATTCGCGACGACGAGCCAGCAAAGACGGGGAGGAACTGCCCGCTGGCGTCCGAGCATGCAGCCCAGGCGGTGAGGCTTCCCGCACGATGCCAGTCAGTATCGAGGCAGGGCCTGACATGCCAGCAGGTCGAAGGCCACGAAGGAGAGCACCACGCACTTCGCGAGACAGGCATCGTGTTCGAAGATGACGAGCCACTGATGGCGCTGGAGACGTGGGCGGACGGAACTGAGCGCACAGCAAGGCCGGTGAAACCATGACGCAAGTGGACTGGAAACCGATCGCTACGGCACCGAAGGACAGGCGGATCCTACTATGGTGTCCGATGGTGTTGAGCGGTGAGTGTACCGTTGGAGAGTGGAACTATGACAGGTTGTCGCGGCGCCATCGTCCCTATTGGGAGAGAGAGGACGGCTGCAACATCGGCATCACCTGGCAGCGCAAGCACCAGCCAACCCACTGGGCAGAGTTACCGGAAGGTCCGGTGAAGCCATGACCGCCGTCGAGTTGCGCGACATCCTGATCGGCTACTGCGATCGGCACCCGAATCGGTGCGATGATTTGCGCGTCGTCGTCGAGACCGGGAACGGAGGGTGTCCAACCGCGTACATGAGCAACGTGGTCAGCGCCACCGCGGGCTTCGATTGGACGGCGAACCTGTTCGTCATTCGCACCAAGGATCACCTCGTGGTTGAGAATGGCATCACGGCGCCATTGGAAGACCTAGCAAAGAAGAAGCTCGACCAGCTGGACTCGGTCATCATCGGCGGGCCGCACGTCGCGAAGAATCAGCGCCGAGCGTGGATCGACGGATTCACCTACGGCGTCCGAGCGCACTACACCGGGGAGGGGGAGCCATGACCCGCCTTAGCCGCCTGATTGGCCGGGCACTGTGCTGGATGGGGCTGCACAAGTGGGTGAGCCGGTACCGTCCAGTCGTCATGGACTTGTCGACCGGTAGCATTGTCGACGCCTCCACGAAGACGTTCGTTACGTTCATGGAAGTCATGGATGAGTGCAATCGGATGAGCGAGCGAATTGCTGACGAAGAGGTCGTAGCGATGGCAACTCTTGGCCGAACCTGCGCAAGGTGCTCACGATGAAGCTCACCCTCTCCCTCCTCGTTGTCGGCGCGCTGCTGTGCCTGACGGAATGGGCGCGGCGAACGATTGCGAAACTACAACGAGCGAGGGGCTAGATGATTATCCAAGTCGAGACGAGAGAGATTGTCTGCCAGAACTGCGTGGCGTGGTTTGCGATTACGAAGTGGAACAGCGATCGCGGCGGCGTCAGGTGCCCGGCCTGCGGTTGCGACCCGTGGACCAAAGGTAAGCCGTCGCCAGAAGCTCGCGCGCAAGTTCACTGCGAAGACGCCGAGAAGGAAGCGGCGAAGCTGCGGGAGCGCGTGGAGAAGGCGGAAGCGCGAATCGACGACTACCAGCGACTGCACCAGGCCGATGCGGAGCGGATCGCCTACCTGGAGAGCGAGCGCGACGGCGCCCGCAACGAGCTGGCCGAGGTGCGCGCTCACCTAGCCAACATCGGAGAGCCCGACCTGATGCGGACGCCAGCGCCCGCGGTGGCAGAGCCCAAGGCCGAAGCGAAATACCCGTGCGCGAAGTGCGGAAAGCTGCGCACCAAGGCCGAGGGAGGAGAGTGCCTGACCACGTGCGAGGGGCTGGGATTCAACTGCGATGGGACGCCGGAAGGAATTACCGAGCAGCCGGCCCCAGCCGAAGCGCAGGCCGGGCAGGTCACGCAGGCGTCGTACGACAAAGCCTGCCGCGAGCGCGACGAGCTGCGGGAGCGCGCGGAGAAGGCGGAGCAAGCGCGCGACGAGGCGCAGACCAAGCTTGCTCGTAGGACCGCTCTGCTGTCGGAATGGCTGGCGAGGCACAACGAGTGGATATGGTGGTTCACCATGGCGGTTGCTGAGAGAACGACAGTCGAGCTAGCCACCGATGAGAAAAAGGGAGCCGGCTGATGAGGAAGCTATTCGCGATCTTCCAGATGCCGCAGGTCAAGGCGTGGTGTTGGGGGACCTGCGGGAAGGGAATCTGCGCGAGCATCGAACTGCTGGAAGACGTGGCCGCTATCCCGTGTGCGCAGGAAAAGTGCCCGCATCTGGACAGGGATGACGTCGAGGCGTTCGGAGAAGGGCGGTTCCCGTCGCTCGGGGACGATGGCCCCTACGAGGTTTGGTTGCGCAAGCTACAGCCGCTTACCCAGGAGAAGATCTGACCATGGACCAAGCAACCGCCATCAAGCCTCACGAAAGCCCACGGCCCCTCAGCCCCACCGACCTAGCCCGAATGCAGGCCGCCCGGGCAGCCGCGCAAGCCTGGGTCGATCACTGCGAGGTCGACGTGATGGAGGCCCAGCACAAGCTGGACAAGCTACTAGCCGAGCAGGGCCAAGCCAGGGAAGCCTTGCAGGAGCGGGAACGAGAGCTGCGCGAGGCGGGGGTCAAGGTCGCGCTCAGGAGGGTTGGGTGATGCCACCTACTCAGAAGCCGGGCAAGAGCCGGCAGGACTACCGAACGCCTCCGGAGTTCCTGCGAGCCGTCGCGCGCGAATTTCACGTGGCCGTGTGGGGTTATGACTTGGCCGCGACCGCCGAGAACAGAGTCAATCTTGAGATGGCTTCCGTCACCTACCACCTCGGGCCAGGGTCCAAGATCGCCGAGAACGCCCTGGCGGTCGACTGGTCGCAGCTCCCTGGCCAAGACTTCTGCGACATGTTTCTCAATCCACCCTTTGCGGACATCGAACCGTGGGTGAGCAAGTGCGCGCGGACAGTCCGCAGAGGGCGCATCTTCATGCTCGTTCCGGCGGCAGTCGGGTCCAACTGGTACGCCCTGCATGTGCACGCCAGAGCGCACGTCATCGCCATATCGCCGCGCCTCACGTTCCAGGGAGAGTCCGCGCCATACCCGAAGGACATCGTGCTCCTGGAATGGTCAGGGGTGAAAGGCGGCTTCTCAACCTGGCGGTGGAAATAGTCCGAAAAACGACCGACGAAGATCAACAATACGACCGCAGAAACGACTGGAGGACATCGTGAAGAAGACCAAAGAACCCAAGGACCCGAAGGACCAGAAGGCCGTGAAGAAGACCGTGCCCCGGCTGCTTCTCTGCAAGCTCAGCGACCGGGAGCTAGCCAAGGCCGGCCAGGACCTCGAAGCGAATCTCAGCAAGATCGAGGCAAAGGAATCCGAGAAGAAGGCTGCGGTGGACGCCATCAAGGCCGACGTCGAGCTCCTGGAAGGAATCACGAGCAAGCTGCGCGGCATCCTGAAATCAGGTGGGGAAGAGCGCGAGGTGAAGTGCGAGGAGGTCACGGACTACCGCAACGGCGAGGTGCGGGTCACGAGGCTCGACACCAAGGAAACGTTCAGCAAGCGGACCATGATGCCGTCTGAATACCAGCTCCCCCTGGAGGCCCAGAAGCCGGCCGGAAAGCTGCTGGCGATGGACGGAGGCAAGGGCCAGCCAGAGGAGGAAAAGTGCGAGGAGTGCGGTGGCACGGGCAAGACCAAGATGGGCAATCCACCCCTTGACGTGAAGTGCGAAGGGTGCGACGGCAGCGGCAAGGTTTCGGCCAAGCACGAGCCCCTGACGGCTACCCTTGGCGACGTGGCCGCAACCCACGCCCAGAACAAGAAAGACGCCGATGACGCGGAAGAGGGAGGCGGCAAAGGCCATCCCGAGGTCGAGAGGATGCTGGCGAAGCAGAAGCGAGGGAAGGCAAAGAAGGACGCCGCCTCCACCGAATCCGAACCCCCCATCGACCCAGACACAGGCGAGCCTCTGGCATTCTGAGGCGTAGCCGATGGACCCCACCCATAATCAGGCCCTCATGACCTTCTGCGCCCTATTCCAGGCCCATGGCCTTGACGCTGCCGTCGCAGGCATCGCCAGGGTCAGGAAGCCCCCGGCGCGCGCCCTATCCCCATGGGTACGAGCCGCGTGCCAGTACTACGGACTCACCCCGCAGCAGCTCCTACACGGCGGGCGGGTGAAGCCGCTTGCGGAAGCTCGGGCGGTCACGATGTGGCTCCTACGGGAAGTCGGGGCGAGCTACCCGGCAGCGGGCAAGGCACTGGGTGGGCTCCATCACACGACCGTGATGTGGGGCGTCGCCAGGGTAAACAAAACCCCGCGTCTGCTCGAACAGGCGCGGGACATCATGGCCAAGGTAGAGCGCGAACAGAACACTTCGGCAGAACTATGGGACTCTGCTACCACAAAGCCATCCGCGACCGGATAGCACGGCGCCGTAGGGCCACCAGGGAAGCCGCTTTGGCTGCGGAACGCATCCTGCGCGGGACGGAGGACTACAGCATGCGGTGCGAGCGCCCAGGGTGCGGGCACGCAAAGGCAGTGCATTGGGCGTTGTATTGGTGCTGCGTTGAGAAATGGTGCCGATGCCGAGCCTATTTCCTCGGTCCTCCCACGTAGCGATTCAGACCCCCGATCTTGCCTGTTCGGCCATCGATCGGGTACCATTCGGTAGTTACCGAGCCGCTCCCGACTCCCCACCGACCCGGAACCCATCCCGAGTCGTTGGCAAGCGCCACCGGAGGGATAGATGTCAGACCCAAACCAGAGCCCAGACCTAGATTCGTCCGCGTCACTGACGGATGCGCCCCTACCTGATACACCCGTCGGGAAGAGCTGCAAGGGCCGCAGGTTCTCGCATCAAGAGTGGGAATCCATGTACGCGCTCTGGAAGGCGGGCGAACGCAACCAGACCGCGCTCTCGAAGAAGTTCCGCTGCGCGGTCGACACCGTGCATAAGTACATCGAGAGCGGCCTGCCCGTGAACGGCTGGCCATCTTTTCGGTCCCGGCTACAGCTGGAGAACCAGGTCAGCACGGACGCGCGCGAGCGGGTAACCGCCGGCATCACGGCGCAGATTCTCGACGAGTTCGGTCAGGTGCGGAAAAAGAACCTGGAAGTGCTGAACGCGATGCGTGCCGCCTGCACGGTGCTAGTCGTGAAAATGCACGAGCAGCTCAAGACCATGACCTGGACGCGCATGGTGACGGTCTACCGCCTTGGGAAGGAGGGCCAGCAGCTCAGGGAGACGGTCGAGCGCCCGCTGGATTCCTACGAGATGGCCTCGGTCGCGCGGGCCATCAGCACGGCGCTTTCGATGGCCGGCAAGATGGAAAGCTTCTGGCTGGGCGGGCCCACCGAGCGCATCGAGAATATCCCTGAGAGCGAGAAGCTGTCGGAATCCGACATCGACTACGTGAGCACGCATGACGGCGCCTTGCCGCCCGGGATGACTCCCGAGGGGTTCCTGCGGAAGATGAACCGCACCTTCGGCATCGAGCCAGCGGGGGGGAACTGATGCGCGCGCACCTTCTTCGGCAGCCCATCCCATGGAGGACGGAAGAGCGGGCGACGTTGTGCGGCCGACGGGCGTGTAGAGTCAGGGTGGTGGATTGGGAAAAATTCCAAAAGATGAGTCTGAGCATGAAGTGCGGCGCCTGCTACCAGTACTCTGGGGCTGAGCATCACTGGACAGACACGATTCAGGCCGAGCTTCTACGCGGTTTCTGCAATGGCCGGTCCGGCGGCATCATCAGCGAGATGGAAGCCATCAGAGAGTTGGTAGAGCGGCACCGACAAGAATTTGATTCTCTTCTGGCGGCGGTCAGAAGTGAGGTCACTCTACAGGAGTCGGATGGCACAAGAATCGGGAGGTGGGTATTTGTTGGATTCACCCATTGAGCGCGAGATAGTCTGGACACGACACAACCAGAAGCACGATCGGTTCCTAGACTTCGAGCTCCAAGCCATCGGCGAGCTGGTCGCCCGGTACCAGGGAGAATTTGACCGGCTCGTGGCGGCGCTCCAGGCCGAGCATGGTTTTCGGAAGGCGGGAGGGTAGCCATGGCGCGCGTTGTGGTCTGGGTGAAGATCTACGACAACGACAAAGAAATAGTGCCCGACGAAGAGGGCGCCGGACTAAGGGGTTTGCAGCAAGAGGCATTATTAGCGGTCCAGGTCAGCAGCAGGAATCAAGGCGAACAGGTATGCCGAGAACTCGCGGCATACCTGATGGTGCTGGCGAAGGAGGACCCGGCCGCCACCGCAGTCGCAGACACGTTTGCGCGCGAAGATGACCATCCGGTCAAGATTGAGCAGGACTTCGATGCAGCGGATCCCGACAGCATTTTCTCTAGGGCCAACACGGAAGCTTTCTGGAATCGCCGCAGGTTCTAATGGAACTCTCGGCCGAGGCCCTACACCGCCAGCAGGAGATGGTCAGAACCGCGGCCATGATGGTCAAGCGCATGCGGATGGGCCAGAGTCGCTTCGACTACTACGTCGAGATGGTTTGCCGGGACCACATGGGCAATGCAATCAAGCTGGCGCCAATTCACCAGGCATGGATTCGGCACGTCAACTACTGCTGGGAGCGCGGGTTACGGGCGCTGATCCTTGCCCCATTCGGCCATGGAAAAACTAGTTCCTTCGCGGTTCCCCTCTGTTCCTGGATCATGGGCCGCGACATCTCGACGAGAATCAAGATTGTGACGAACGACGACCCATCGGCCGCCAAGCGCGTCGGGGCCTGCAAGCGGACGATCGAGAGCGCAACCTACCGCCAGGTCTTTCCAGAGGTCAGACGCGGCGACCGATGGACTGACCATGAGCTGTATCTCAAACGCTCAGGCTACAGCACGGTAGATCCATCGCTGCATGCGCGCGGTGTTTTCACGACCGGCATCGGAGGGCGCGCCGACCGGATGATCTTCGACGACGTAGTCGACCAGAAAAATAGCCACGATCCGGCCCAGCGGAAGAAGGTCCTCGATCTGCTAGAGGGTACCTGGCTAAACCGTCTCGAACCAGACGGGCGCGTCTTGTCGATCGGCACCGCCTGGCACCAAGGCGACGCCAACCACGTGCTCATGCAGCGGGCCGGTTGGTGTACCCTCATCCACCGGGTATCGGCGGACTGCACCCGTATCGAGCAGGAAGTTCTTGGGGCTAGGGACGGACAATACCCGATGCCGATTTCTCCGTAAAACCGACCGGCAAGATCAACAATACGGACATGGCACGCAAGAGGCTCTACAAGCTGTTACCCGAACACAGGGCGCGGTTTCCGGAGTGGCTGGACCGATGGAGCGCGAATGCGATGTCGACCAAGGCGATGGACGATGAGGAACGGCGCATTGTGCGGGATGCGGTGAAGGGACTATACCGAGCGGCTGAGTTAGAACCTCCTCCTGACGAGCGAATCGTGTTCGTGCCGTCGCCGTTTGTCGGGGTGTTTGCTGCCGGATTTGCTGCATGGATGTGGTGGCTACGTGAACATCCCGAGCAGGCGACCGTGCAGTGGTGGGGTCTAGGTGGATGCGACGTGGTAGATATGATACGTCTATCGACTCATCTGATGCGAGAGTCAGCGGTCAAAGCGCTGGGCTGTGCGGCGAAGGCGTGGCGGATGCAGAACGGCGGTAATCAGTGGTCCGGGTGGTGCTCATATCTATCGTTCGGTCGGTACGTAGCTCAGCTCGATCTGGACTACTCGAATTGGGACCACTACGAGCAGGCTGCGATTCACTCGGGTCCGCGCTGGATGCACTCCAAATTCTGTATCGTCAGCGACAGGCCGGCGCAGCTTACGGTCGACGGCAGCAACAAACCGCACAGCGAGACTGGACCATTCTGCCTCTGGCGTGACGGATCGCGGCTCTACTCGATTCACGGGGTGCGGGTGCCAGGCATAGTCGTGGAGCAGCCACACCTCATCACGGCCGAGATGATCGAGGCGGAACCATCCGACGATGCCCGATCCGTGATGCTCGCTCGTTGCCCTCCTGCCGAGGCTGCGCTGTTCACGATCCGAAAGATGAAGGCGGCAGGATGAACGCGTGGGTCTTTCCAGTTGCGGTCCTGGTGGTGTTCGTGACCGCGCTGCTGGTCCTGCGCTGGCTGGGACAACGGAGCGCTCAACCTGCCCAGACGCCGCCCGCCCGGCCGCCCATCGACCTTCCCCACGTGGCGCCGCCCATCCTGCACCTGGTGGTCGAGCCCGAGCACACGCCACTATGTGGGGCGAGCATCCGCGAGGCCTGGACGATCGAACCGGAGGCCGCTACGTGTCCGGAATGTCGTAGGGAAGGCGATGCTGCCATGCTCCAATGGCACGTAAATAACAGGTAAAAATGAAAGAGATCGCACTTCCGCAAGGAGAATCACGATGACCGACCCGACCCAACCCACCGCAAGCCCAGCCGAAGCCGACGAATCCGCCACGCTGATTCAGGCCCTGGAGGAGCGTCTCGCCCAGCGGGTGCCCATCAAGCTTCTGGCAGCCGCGAACCGCCGCCAGCTCTCCGAGGCGTTCGTAGATACACTTGGCCGGCTCGTGGAGTTCCTGGAGCAGTTCCGGCCCATGAACCAAGGCCAGATGGCAGCACTGCTCTACTTCGTCGAGAGCCTGAAGCCCGACCACGTGGGGAAGGACAACAGCTTCATCATGGCGACCCTGGTGGACGCGGCCAAGCACGCCTCCAGGGAGCTGAGGCGCGCACGCCGTAACTAGACCATGGGCCGCAAGAGGAGAACCAAGGTGCAAGATCAGCGTAAGCGTCAGAAGCTTGCGGCTCGGAGAAATAGGGCTCAGAGAGTCGAGCGTGCTATCCAGGAGATGGGTGGATCCTACACGTTCGGTGGGACGCAGACCGTTATCCAAGGTAATTCAATCGTCTCGAACGGATTCAGACCGATCTGGGGGTTCTAGCCCAACTGACTTGACCGGCGCCCCAGAACGCGAGAAGCTATCGGCATCTACGAGAGAGGTGCCGAATGCGAACCGATACCACCACGTTTTACTGGTCGTCTGGGGGGCAATCCGGCGATCTCGGGCAGTCCCTGACCGGGGAGTGGATTGCCGTCACGCACGGACATATCTCGTTCGCGTTCGACTGGAGCGGTGCCAGCCACGCCCCGACGGGCGCGCTGTCATTCCAGGTCAGCCAGGACAAGGTCTTGCCGTTCGACATGCCTGGGACCTTCACGCCGTCCCTGAGCTCGCCTGCGGGCGCGGCCGGGTCTTCGTGCGCTGACGGAATCGAGACCGACATGGCCTTCATCCGGGCCGTCTACGCGCGCACGGGCGGCGGCGCTGGGGATGTGATCGTGGGCAAAGTCACGAGGGACCAATGACCACTGGCACCTACTCGCGGTGGACGTCACCTTCATCTGGCAGCTCTACAAATTCCGACGTGATGGTCACGGTCGAAGCCGCGGTTGCGGTGCGGGATGCCGTCTACCTCAAAGCGTCGGACCTCTACGCCAAGGCCAACGCGACCTCGATGGCGACCATGCCGGTGTGGGGGTTCATCGTCTCGAAGCCGACCCCAACCTCGGGGCTTCTGCGGTCGTCAGGCGACCTGGGAGGATTCGTCGGCCTTGTCGCTGGGACACAGTATTTCGCGGCGATGGTGGCGGGCCAGATCACGGCGACGCCACCGGCGACCCCAGTTTCTGGTAACGTCGTCGAAGGCCTCGGGCGTGCCAAGGATACAACGACCCTGACGATCTCGGTCGCTGACGACGACTACACCGTACTGTAGGACACAACCCATGTCAGACTTCAGACCGCTGGTTCTGGAAAGCGGCGCCCATCACGCTCTCAACGGTCCCGACGCCCTCGTCGTCGATATCCTCAAGCTGAGCGCTGGACAAGCTGGAGCTGGGCTCGCCTGTGCGTACGTAGCTCCGGGCGTGGTGCTGACGGTACCGGCATCTGGCGCGCTCGAATCGGACGGCACACACCTGTACTGGACCGATGCGCTTGGCGCTCGGCACGCATTGGATTCGTCCGCTGTAGGAGGATTCACCCCAGGATCTATTCCATTTGCGGCGGGACCTGGAACACTCACCGAAGACAACGCAAACCTGTTCTGGGATGCTACCAACGCCACTCTCAGGATTGGTGGAGCCGGCGCCAACGCGACAAGCGCACTGGCGATTTCGACCTCCAAGACCATCGCTTCCCCTGCGGCTGGTTCCATCTGGGACGGTCTCCGTGTGGAGAATTCCACGCTCACGGCGACCATGGGGGCGGGCAACGTCACGGTCACTGAGCTGGTCGCGGCGCACTTCCATCAACCGACTATTACGACGGGCGGCGGCGCCGGCCTGCTGACCGTGACCGACGCCTACACGGTCCGAATCGGGGCACCTCCAATCGGCGCCGGAAACGCGACTTTGACCAATGCGTGGTCGCTCGGGGTGACCGGCGCGGTACGGCTGCTCAGCCTGCTCCTCGTCAACCCGGCGCCCGTTTCGAGCGGGACCTTCACCGGTGTCACGCAGGTCGCGGCGGCCCACACGAACCTCACGGCCTCGACGGAGGTCCCCGACGCCAACTTCAATCTCTCGGCCATCAAGACCTGGGCAACCGGTGCGATCACCACCCAGCGCGATTTCCTCGTGCAGGCCCGCACCTATGCCTTCGCGGCAGCATCGACGGTCACGACCGGAGCGACAGTCGCGATCACCGGGGCACCTATCGCAGGAGCGAACGCCACCATCACGACGCCCCTGGCGTTGTGGGTACAGGCGGGGGCATCGCAATTTGTGCCAACCGCGACGGTAGTGGCCGCAGGCGGAGCCGCATGGAATGGTGTGTCCGTAGCAGCGGCAACACTCACGCTCACCGGCGCCACCACCCCGATTACCGCGCTGGCCTTCGTGAACATTGGGCAGCCCACCGTATCGGCTGCATCTGCGGTCGTCGTGACCGATTGCTACTCTCTCAAGATCGCCGCTCCTGCCTTTACGGGGGCAGGTCCGGCCAGTGCGACTCGAAGCTGGTCGCTCGGCCTGGACGGGAGCATCAAGTTTAGAGGGGGGCAGACCGTACACGGGACCGACGTCAACGTCGCGGGTCCGTACACTATCCTGCCGACTGACTTCCTACTTCATGTGCGACGTACTGGGACGGCCGCTATCTCGCTGAACCTGCCATCCATCGCGACGGTTAGCGACGGGTTCGTGATCGGCTCCAAGGACAGTGGCTACAACGCTGCTGTCAACAACATCACCCTGGTGCGGAATGGCGGCGACAAGATCGAGAACGTGGCGGGGAACTACGTGCAGAACGTAACGGGGTCGACGATCTGGCTCGTGGCCAATGCCACCACCAGCAACTGGGAGATCTTCTAGCGAAGGAGTCTGCATGAGCTTTGGCACACCACTTTCGATCGCGAACAACTTCGACCCGAGCGTCAGCGGTCTGGCCGATCCTGTTGGCACGATCGTTGAGACGGTCGACGGTACGAAGGGGTGGGTCAAGTGGGGAACCGGGAACACCCAGTGGTCCCCGCTCCACACCGTTTCGGGCACGTTCGGTACGACGAAGACGACGTGGGACACGACGGCGCTTGTGGCGAACCTCGCGTGCGACACTCTCGGAGGATTTCGGCTGATACTCCAGGGGACCGTCAACGCCACGTGCGCGATCGGGTTGCGGGTCAACGCAGCTCTACCGGCGTCATCTCAGTTCGTCGACTTTTATGGTTACGGTTCGACCGCCGGGCAAGTTGCCGTCGCCAATACAAGCCCGATCAATTTCATCGTCAACGTCGGACCCGCGACCCATGTGTTCACGGCCATCATCGAGTGTCTAGCGCCCAAGTCGGGGAACAATGCCCAGCTGTTCAGCGTATTGACGACGTTCTACAACTCCTCCGTCTCTGCTTATCTCAATCGCCACGCGCTCATCACGCTGACCGGTCTCCCACTGAGCGAGATCCAGTCGATCGGAGTCGTGGCTTCTGTGGCAGGTGCGATGGATGCGATCACTACTGCAACACTCGTCCGGCTCTAATCTGCGGGCCGCTGGGCCGGCAGATATGAACTGCTTCGCCATCAACGGGCAGAGCCTCTCACTCGGGGCGATGTCGGGGAGCATAATGGAGCCGATCCTGTCGTCGGTACCGTCGCTGACCCACAAGATGTTCGTGGACGGTGTGAGACCACAAGTCGACTACCCAGCGCATGGTTACGAGGTGTCCTACGCGTCGCTGTCGGCATTAGTCGAGCAGCTCTGTCCGTCGAACAATGCCATTGGCGAGACTCCATGCTATGGCGCCGCACAGATGATCTCGCAGTTGATAGCGGCTGAGAACCCAGCGGCCGCCGCGTACCGGATGCACATGACGTCCCCCGGGCAGGGAGGCGTCGACATCGCGGCCCTGTCACCCGGTACGGTCAGCTATGCTAGGTTGTTACAGCAAGTGCAGTACGGCCAGTTGCTGGCCGGTCAAGCGGGGTGGAGCTACGCCGCGCAGGCGATGGCCTGGATCCAGGGCGAGACCGACTACACCGAGGGTACGACGAGGGCGACGTACAACAGCAAGTTACAAGCGCTCGCGACAGCGTGGCGCGCAAACGCCGGGATCTGCGCCCTGCAGGCCTTCGGACCGATCACGCTCGTCGCTCAGATCGCGAGCCACCTCTACGCTCCTACTCCCACGCCGTCCATCGCCCTCGCCCAGACAGACGCCGCGACCGCACTGCCAGCATTCCTTAGGATGGCTTGTGCGATGTACCAGTTTGAGTACGTCCCCGGGATGGAGTGGCACCTTAACAACAGCAGCAGCAAGTGGCTCGGGGCGTACCTCGGGCTCGCGTACAAGCGCCTCGTGTACGACGGGTCGGCGAGCTGGGCGGCCCTTTCCCCGCAGTCCTGCACCCGTAGCGGGTCGACCATTACCCTCACGTTCAACCCGGTCGGCCAACTCGTTTTCGACCGCTCGTGGGTAACCGCCATCGCGAACGAGGGTTTCCAGGCGTATCAGGCCGACGGCACTACGCCGCTCACGATCAACTCCGTCTCAATCTCCGGAACCAACGCAGTGAACATCGTCTGCTCGACGTCGATACCGGCCAACGCCGTGGTCAACTACGCGTGGCAGGGCACTGTGGGACAGACGGGGCCTGGACGGGTGACTGGCGCGCGCGGAACCCTGCGAGATTCCCAAGGAGACTCCATCGTCTTCGACCCGTCCGGAATCAACATGCCCATGCACAACTGGTGCCTGATTTTCAGCAAGACGGTCACGAACTGAGAACAAGGTAAGATTCAAAGATGTCATACCTACCGTACCCATCCCTCGGAGGCATCGCCGGCATGTACGAGTACCAGAACGGTACCGTCATGGGCATCGACCAGCAGAACACCTACCACCCCTTCTGGACGTGATGATCTTGACCGGAAAGTGCCAGTCGCTTAGTGTTACGGCAGGAGGCGCAATGAAATTCACCACGAACGACCGGGAGCTTGTCTGCCTGTACATGGCCCTCTCCGGAGCCCAGGCCGAGACCAACCACAGCAACCGGAAACGGAAAAACCGGGCCTTCGAGCAGATGCAGCTCGAACGCATCGAAGAGCTGGCCCTCCCGGGTGGCGCGAGGAACGCGACCCCGTGGACCCAGTGGCCGACCGCTGAGGTCGTGGTCGACATCGAGAGCGGGACCAAAGATTACCTTCTGGAGAAGTACGGCGCCGAGGGCACGGTGGCCGGCGGCTCGTTCGTCGAGCGCGTCGTTTGCAAGTTCATCGATCGGCTGCGCACGGCAGACGACGAAAAGAAGTAGGCCTGGCCCGGTGGGCTAAGCACCGGGGCGCAATTGGAGCACGTCATGAGTGATAATCCGCTCGGCATCATTGACCCCCTCACGGATACCGGTGAGCAGCGCGCTCTCGACGAAACGCCATCGCCCCATGCGCTACAGGAGGCCTTGAACGAGGGTGCCACGGTGGGCTACGTTCAGCGCTACGTGCACACCCATCAGCGGTGGTGTCCGGCCTTGCGCGTGTTGCGCCGATGGAGCGTGCTCGCCTGTGTCCTCCTCGGAGCCCTGCTCACGCTGAACACGATCGGGTGGTTCACGGCGAAAAGCGTCTTCAAGGAGGTCGTCGCCGCAGGGGTTCGAGCGGAGCTGAAGGAAGCCGTGCGAGTCGAGGTCCGCGAAGCACTCAAAGAACTTGGGGTCATCCACGCACAGTTGAAAGAGATCGAAAATGACAGCATCTTGGTTTCCAGATGACTGCCGTGTTTGTCGCCTGCCTGGTCGGCGCCTGCACGGTCCTGGCGATTTTGATAGGCTTGCTCTTGTGGTGGCTCGCGCACGCTCGGTTCAACACGCGCGGGGTCGTGGGAAACCATCGGCAGATTGACGCCGCCTCGGCGCGCCGGGGAAGGAGTAAGCTTTGGAAGTGGCTCCGCATCGGAAGACTCAAAGACTGACAGCAAAGGAGGACCGATCATGATCCGACTCAATCTCAACACCGTGCTCTTCGTTCTTGGTGGTCTCGCCATTGCGGGTCCAGATTTCTCAGCTGCGTCGGCTTGGCTGGCCGCCAGTGGCATCCCGCACGTAATCGGCATCGTGCACTTGCTTGGCTACGCGGCGACTGCCTGCGGCGGCCTTGCCCTGGCGATGCCGTTCCTGCGCAAGACCCTGGCACTGCTCGGGCTCGCGACGCCTCCTGGCGCGCAGGCGCCCTGGAACCCGAGCCGGGACAACGTGGCGCCCATGATCCGAGTAGCAAGGACTCCGGATCCTGGAAGCGTGACCGTGCCAGTCTCTCGCATCGACGCAGAGACTCCGGTGTTGCCTCGCAAGACGAAGTAGCTCCCAAACCTCGAACGAAAGGATCACCAATGCGCACTCTGTTCACCTGCCTTCTTGCTCTCGCTTTTCTGACCCCGGCCCCAGCCTGCCACAACGTTACGCCCGACCAGTTCTGGAACGCGACCGTCGACTGCGCGAAGGTCAACCCGGAATCGAGCGCCGCTCTCGGAGCAATCGAGACGTGTCTGCTTGGCGTTGTTTCCCAGGACTACGCGGTCTGCCTGTCCGGACTCGTTACCGAGGGTAAATTCACGATCGACGAGGTGGCGTGCGTGGTCGCCGCTCTTGCGCAGCGGACGAACGTCAGGGTGAGTACGGCATCGGCAACGCCGGCAGACCTGGCCCTGCGCAAGAACGCGAACGACTGGCTGGCCCAGCACAACATCAGCATCCGGAACAGCTACACACCGGCGAAGTGAGGCAGCAATGTTCGGTCATCTCAAGCTAGGCCTTCAGGCGCACGACCCTGCGCGCGTGGCGCTGGTCGCGAAGCTGCACGACTTTTTGCCAAGCGACCCGTTGCTAGCGGCGACTCCACGGGACTGGCAGCTAGGCCTGGCTTGGGATCCGGACTGCCTCGGCAACGACACGTGGGGAAACTGCGGCCCGGCTGCGGCGGTCAACCTGCTCAAGACGCTTGCGGCGTTGCTCGGAATCCAACTTCCGCTTACCGTCGACGACGCATTGAAGATCTACCGAGACCTCGGGTGGGACGGTACATTCCAGGGCGACAAGGGTGTCGTGCTTCTCGACCTGATGAACTACCTCCTGCGCGATGGCGTCGCAGGCGTGAAGTTCGATCGCTTCTTCAGCGTCGGATTCGGCGACCCCGTGCACCTGGCTTCGGCCGTTGCGGTGGGCGGGCCGCTTCTCGCGGGGCTTACGCTCCCGGTGGCCTGCCAGACGACAGACCGATGGGACGCGGCTGTGGCGGCCGACAAGCGCATCTGGGGCGGCCACGCGGTCGAGATCATTTCATGGTCGCC